TTTCTGTAGAAACAGAGAAACCTCTTGTAGAGCAAAATGTTGGGCAGATCGATTATAAAGTATTATTGGAAAAAGAACAACAGCGTAACAGATCATGGGAAGGACGAATTGCGAAGTCTGAGAAACGCAGTAAAGAACTGCAAGAGAAACTCGATGCAATTGAGGTTAAAGCACCAGCAACTACGGAAAGTTTAGTTGATGTTGAAGACCCATTGATACAGGGTTTTATTAAAGAAATGGGTGATGACTTCATTAAACCTCTTAATGCTTATATTAAAAAAGCTATTAATGAAGCAATCAAACCGTTCTCAGAAAAAGTTCCAGTGATTGAGCAGCAAGTTTCATCATTCGCTGAAACAAAAGCAAAAGATCATTATAGTACTATTCTTGCGAAACACAGTGACGTGGCTGAAATCCTTGAAAAAGGAGAACTTGAAGAGTACGTTGATAGTCTCCCATATAGTAAAGCTGTTGAAAAGAAAAAGATAATTGCTGGTGGTTCTACTCAACAGGTAATTGAGTTACTAGACGAATTTAAAGAAAAGACCGGCAAAGTCAAGCCGGCAAAAGTTGAAACTGAAACTGTTATCACAAAGCCTTCTAAAGAAAAAATTACCGCAGCGACGGCAGTCAAAGGTGGGTCATACACCATACCTAAGGGCAAACCAAATGCTGATGATTTTAATGGGGCATTTGCTGAAGCAGTAGAAGCAACAAAATAAAATAGGAGGAAGTTATGGCAATCATTACGACATATGGTGATATTTCACCGAGAACGGCAGCATACGCCGCAAAAGAATTTCTTGAGAGAGCAATACCTTTTCTGGTAATTGAAAAGTTCGGTCAAGCAAAACCTCTGCCGGCTAACAGTTCAAAGACTATGGTTTTCCGCCGCTACAACGCTATTTCAGCAACACCGAATGTGCTGGTTGAAGGTGTTACGCCTACTGGCAAACAGATAACATCTACTGATGTTACGGTTACTTTGGAGCAACTTGGTGATCGTATTGTTATTACTGATGTTATTATGGACACACATGAAGATCCGGTCTTCCGTGAAGCACAGGAGGTTCTTGGTGAACAGGCTGGTCAGATGGTTGAAATCGCTCGGTTCGGCGTTATCAAAGCCGGTACTAATGTTTATCGTGCTAATGGCACGGCGCGTACCGATATTAATACTCCGATCACTCTTGGGTTGCAGCGCAAAGTTACGCGGTACCTGAAACGTCAGATGGGCAAGAAGATTACCTCTGTTGTTAAATCGACTCCGGCTTATGGCACGCAGTCTGTTGCCCCGTCTTACGTAGCACTGTGTCACTCTGATGGCGAGTCTGATATTCGCAATATGCCTGGTTTCGTACCCGTTGAAAATTACGGCTCTGGTATGACTCCGTATGAAACGGAAATCGGAAAAGTTGAAGATGTTCGCTACATCTATTCAACGATCTTTGAGCCGTGGGCTGACGGTGGTGGTGCTTATGCAGGTTCCGGAACGGCTATGCTGTCAACGACTGGGACGTTGTCTGATGTATATCCGATCATATTCCTGGCTAAAAACGCTTATGCTATTGTTCCGCTTAAAGGCGCCAATGCTATTACCCCGATGGTTGTCAATCCGAAACCGAGTGATAGTGATCCCCTGGCACAGCGCGGGCATGTCGCCTGGAAGTCCATGCAGAAAGCAGTTATCCTGAATGATGCCTGGATGGTTCGTGTTGAAGTTGCAGTAACGGCTAACCCCGAATAAATAACATAGTTGTGGAGGACTAGATAATGACAAAAGTTAACAATAGAGTGGAACAAGATCGAGAGATCATTAACCCATTGGCTGATAATCCTGAAATCTTGTATGAGCAAGAATCTGAAGAACTTGGCGCTGAGGATAAAATTGATGCTATCATTTTGAATCAGTTGCTTGGTTCTGCTGAAGAAATCCGTAATGCAAAAAAGGTGCGAATCATTATGCATAATCAAGAAGGTGCACTTGGTAATCAGCCAGTGTTTGTGTCGGCGAATGGTATGGGGTATTCGATTCCGCGGGATGTACCCGTTGTAATCCCCGTGCCGATATTAAAAGCACTTGAGGATGCTGTTGAAACTAAATACTATCGAGAAGAATCCAATGGAGTATTTGTTGGCCCGATGCTCGAGAGACAAGTTCGACGGTTTCCTTTTTCTATTTTATCTTAGGAGGAAACAATGAGACTTTTTGACACTATTCCGAATGAAGACATTGCTGCGGCACTTCGTGAAATCCATGCCCGTCCGCACTGCCTTACGGCAGCAGGTATGACTGGTACGGCAGCTACTGATGATGAGGATTTAACTCCGGCTAATACTACGACATACACGATCAACAATATCATTTACTCTCAGGCATCTGAAAGAATTGATATTTCAGCCACGACTGCTGGTTTGGCGGCAACTGCTGGAACTGCTGGTGCTATTCAAGCTGCGGCAACTTACTGCTGTTACTTGATTACCATTGATGCTACGACCACATGGGATTGCCTTAAGGGTGATGATGCTACAACTGCAGCACTTGCTCTAAAGTCCCTGCCGGCTCCTGCTGCCGACACTTGCCCGGTGGCAATCTGGACTGTTGCGAATACTACCAACCCGTTTATTGTTGGTACGACAAAAGACAGTGCCACTGGCGTATCAATGACGTTCATTGATCTGGTTGACATTCCGTATGGTTATGGCGAAGGTGCTGTGTATCTTGATACAGCAGATGAAGTTTAACAACGAAAGTAAACGGCCATAATATGGCAAGGAAGGAGACAAAATGAAACTTAATTCTTATTTTAACCAGGTTGCTGACGCCAATTCTAGACGGGCTTTTTGGAAAATGCAAGAAGTCATAAACACTATGGTTGGCCCTGAGGTTGGAGAAGAAAGGTACTTAGTTGCTAATAAAACAACTGATGCTTTTTATTCTTCATTACTTGCGAATGGCGCCGATTCTTCTAAAGTGTATGATTCTTTTGCAACAGCAGAAACCGCTATGACGACTGGTCGTGGTGATTCTTTGATTATTTTACCAGGGAACCATTCACTTGCGGCTGACCCAGTAATTGCTCATAATATGAGCATTTTTAAGGGTACTCAGGACTGGCCGGCAATGAGCAAAAGATGCCGTATTGGGATGTCTACAACTTTTTCACCATTCCTGACAGTTTCTGGCTATGGCAATTTGTTTCAGGATCTTTACACAATGCATGGAACAGCGGCAGCTGACTACGTCGGTTGGAAAATTGATGGCGCCAGGAATGCTTTTAAAGGAATGCATTTTGGTGGCCCAATGGTTGCAGCACAGGGCGGCCATGCTTCTTATTGTGGCCTTGATATAAACGGCTCTGAATGTTCATTTGAAGGTTGCTTTATTGGTACTGACACTATTGGTCGTGATGAGGCTTCACCGAATGTAAGTCTTGCTGCTGGCACACTTACGACGTTTAAAGACTGTACTTTCCTTGTAAATTTAACTGATGGAGACCCTCTTTTCTTTTCAGTTGAAAATACGAGCGGGTACACTTGGGCAACATTTGAAAATTGCCGCTTTATGGCATTCAGTGAAAACTATGCCACAGCCATGACTAAAGCATTCGACTTTACTGGCGGATCATCTTGTGCGATGATTTTTGATAATAATTGCCAGTTTGTCAATGTCACAGCACTGAGTGCGGCAGATGAAGATCAATACATTTGGTTGCCACGGCAGTTTGTAACAACTACTGACACTGAAGGTATGCGGTCAGTGTTATTGGCAATTTAGTTAAAACTTTTTTGATATAGGGGCAGTCAATATGATGCCCCTATATTGGAGTTAACATGGGTAACATATCTAGTTTCTTAGCTGATACGTCTACAAGAGTCCCTGGAGCGAGTAAGACTGAAATCGATTCTGCTGTACGATCAGTAATACGTGATTTTTGCTCAAGGACTTTACTTTACATTCGACAATTAACTGCTATTGACATTGTTAGTGCAGTTGGTACATATACACTAGTGGCTCCTACAAATTGCTCTATTGTAGGAGTTGAGCGTGTTGAAGTTAATGGTGAGTTTGTTAGCCCAACTTCTTTAGATTTATTAAATAGATCTCCAGAAAATTGGCAAACTGATACTTCAAACCAACCAATTAATTATATGGTTGACGCTGAAAAAGTTTTACGCTTTAAAGAAATACCAGACACATCTTATACTGGTGGATTAGTGGTTTGGGTTACTTTAAAACCTACTGCAAGCACTAGTACCATACCAGATTTCATTGTTGATGATTGGTATGAAACAATTGTTAATGGTGCAGTATCATATTTACTAAGAATCCCCGGTAAGTCTTGGTCAAGTATTGAGGGTTCTGAATACTACAATACATTATATGATGGCACGTTAAGTGAGGCTAAAGGTAAAAAGTTTACTGGCAAAGCTAAAGTATCTATTCGTACGCAGTCTGCGCCATTTTCAGTTATAGGATAATAACATGGGACTGACAAAGTCAATGATAAGAGATAGGGCGCGCATTTTGCTTAATGAAATAGTTGAGGGGTTCTGGTTGAACACTCAGTTAGAAAGTTGGGTTGATGATGCGGCAGTTGATATATCGACAAAGACTTATTGTTATGAAGTTTCTACACCTTTAACACTTACTGCTACTACTCAGATGTATACAGTAGCCACTGATTATTTAAAACTTATTGGTGTAATATATGGTAGTAAAGGTTTAAAGCAAGCTACGCCTCAAATGGAAGGATTACAGACTGCAGTTGCAACTGGTCCGCCTGAATATTTTTTTGATATAACAGATAAGATCGGATTTTTCCCAGTACCCACAGTAACTGAAAATGCAACAATCGCTACAGTTTATTATTCAAAGGTAACTGAAGACATCACAAATATACCAACTAAGTTTAAAACCCCTGCAGTATTATTCGTTACATTTATGGGGTTATTGAAAGAAAAACAATATGCAAGAGCAGGGCAATTATATCAATTATACTTGCAAGCTTTAAATTTAGATAAAGGTGAGGTTACACAAGAAAATATAGTGCAACCTCCTCCACAAAATCAATATATACTGAAACTAGTGGGCCCACAAAGATGATGCAGCAATTGCAGGCACCTCAAGAATTTGCTCAGGATGAACAATTTAAGCGACTCCAGTTTGACTTTACTGGTGAGTGGCTTCCTGATTTGCACCCATTAAAGATCGGCAATGGGAACTATTCTGATGTGCAAAATATTCGCTACACACGTACAGGTATAATTGGTTGTAATGGTTACACAAAAATTAATGCAACTACTGCACTAACTAGTTACCCATGTGGTAGAAACGGGTTTCAGTTGCGTACACCTAATACTCAGAAATCTTATATCTTTACACAGCAATGGAATGCAGGATTAACTGCTAGTGTACTCTACACTCATAAAGGTGTGCCTCCTGCAGTTGGTGATTTTGAAACTACCACACGGGCTGACGCAGCAGGATCATCATATGGTTTCTTTACAGAAGCACCAAATAATGATATGGTGTATTGTAATACAGTTGAGACTCTTATTTATGGTGGTGAAGAATCAGCTGTAGGTTCCTTTATATTAGCGACATCAGTAACGGGTTTAACCCCTGCAAACCCAATAGATTATACAGATAAGTTACGAAATACTTTATCTTCAACCGGAAATGTAGTTGCTTTTGTAGCAGCAACAAATGTTTATTTAGTTGGTTCTACTAGACCACTATGTGGTTTTAAACCTTATATTTCAGTTGTCAATGCTACTGCTTCTACTTTAACAATTGAAGAATGGAAAGGTACAGCTTGGAGTGGATGCACTGTTACTTCTGATGGTACTTCTGATGCTACTATAACACATAAAGCAACGGGAATGATATTATTTACCTCCACAGTAACTACTTCTAAACCTGCCTCTATTAATGATCAACTTCTCTATTGGTATAAAGTCACATTATCTGCTGGAACTTGCACATTGTATCATTTGACGGTTAATGCTCCTATGCAGGGGTTAGTTAATTTATGGGATGGCGTTAATAGAGTTTGTATACAGTGTGAAGTTAATAGGGCTGGAATCTATGAAGATTATACAGGAGAAGTATATGAAGGAAGTTCGGTACAGTCTCCTATTGTAGCGCGCTTTGCTGGATTGTCTTCATCAGACCATGCCATATTAATGTTTGAAGATCGTATGACAGCAGTTAAATTTGCTTTTCTCGCTGGTTTAGTAAATACTACTGCTAGCACAATAACAATATATTATTGGAACGGGACTACTTGGACAACTGTTGGAACTGTCTATGATGGTACATTAAATAGTGGTGCTACTGTATCGATGAATCAAAATGGTACTATGTATTGGGATCCACCAGTAGTTGCATTAGAGCATAAGGTTAACTTATTCAGTACTTATGGATTTGCTTATAAGTTAGTATGGAGTGCAGGTTTGACATCACACACTAAACGGCCAATCCAAGGTTTATCAAAAGCAGCAGTTTGTGTAGTTTCATGGGCCAGTCATGGTTTGAGCACTGGTGATATAATTCAATGTACTGGCATAACGCAAGCAGGTTGGACTGCTTTAAACGGAGTTTCATATACAGTAACTGTACTAGATTCAGATACATTTACTATTGCAGTGGATACTTCTGGGTATGCGGCAGACTATAATGCCGCTACTGACCCTGGCACACTTGCTATTATTTCAGCAGATATACTTGATGGCTGTCATCCAGATACAATTTATGGTATACCAGCAGTTAGTACTATGGGTTCTTATAAATTCCCATTTACGTATAGAAATAGACTCTTTTTAGCTGGTGATATTATTAGTAAAGAGGGTCACGCAATTGATTATGGAGTAACTAATACATCAGACTCATTCAATGGTGCAGACTCCAGTAATAAGAATAAAAGACTCTATGCAGGTAAGAGTAGTTCAGACTTAGTAGCAGCCGTTAATGTTTTTAATAGATTTGGTGCAAGTCTATATAACTCAGAACTTTTATTAAAGCAATCAGAAGTTTTTCTACTTGATGGTGACGCGCCAGATAACTTTAAAGTAAGCCAAATTTCAGAAAACTTAGGCATAGCTGCGGCAAGAACGTTGTGTACAGCTGAAGTTGCTTTTGAAGTAAGTAAAGATGCTATACGTAATATTGCTATGTGGATTAGTTCAGTTGGTCCAGTAATATTTGATGCAGCAGTTTTAGTTCCTTTAAGTGGCATAGGTCTATACTTTGATAAAACTAAAACTGATACTTGTGTAAATTTTAACGCTCTTGATAAGGCACATGCTTGGTTTGATCCTAACTATTATGAATGGAACGTATGTTTGCCAAGTGGTGCTACTCAGACAACATGTAATGTATGGGTTGTATATGATCTTATAAATAAGAAATGGTCAAAAAGAAGTACTAAAGCGCAAGCCACGCCACAAGCAACAGTTAGAGTTGTCGATAACTATGGTAATATTTACTTTTATGGCTTGCTTGACACAGGCTATATGGTTCGTTTAGAAAATGGTAATTTATGGAATGGTGTAGATTCAATTGAAGGTTACATAGTAACAAATAATATGGCGCCAACTGGGAGTATATTTGATACAACGCTGTTGCGCAATATAAAATTACTAGTTGAAGGTGATGGTACCTATGATATTATTTACACAAGATCTGACATTTCAATTAATGGTGCTGGAATAGAGAGTGGTGATTTAAGAATATATGGAACACTTATAGAAGATCCTGCGTGCACGTCTTCTTATTGGAGTGGTGAAGATTTTGTCTGTAAACAGTTGCTTGAAAGTCAAACGTTAGGTGGCGGTGCAAAGTGGCAAGATGTTGCCGGTGTGGTTAGTATAACTGGAACAGCTATTTCTCACTATGAAATGGAAATAGAAACAGTTGCTGGTGATTTTGTGGCAGCTGGTTTCATACCTGGACTTATGGTTGTTACTTCAAATGTAGATAATCCTGGCCCATTTGTATGTTCATCAGTAACTGCTACTAAGATGGTTTTTGCCTCTGGTCGTGGTGTAGATTTCGCAGCAGGAACATCTATTACATTAAGTGCCGCATTCGTTAAGGTTTCATACTACCAAGATGGTGAGGCAACCCCTGTTATTGTCCCATTTAACAAAGTTCAATTGACAGATGACTTCACAAAATTTATGTGTGATAATTCTTATATTGGTTTATGCCATAAATTTAAGTTTGAGTTTTATTCAACTGCATTAACTAATAACATTAAACCATTAGCGTGGGGTGTGCAGTTTATGGTTGAGAGACCGGAGGCATAGTATAATTATGGCTGATTTAGTTGCTGATACAACAATAGGTGGTGAGCAAGCGGCTACAATAAAAGATATTATAGATAATAGTATCAGTTATGCAGTAGCCACAGGGTCCAGTAACAATTACCTTGTTACTTATCCACCGTCTATTACAGCTTTAATAGAAGGTATGGAGTTAAAGTTTAAAGCAAACCATATTAATACAGGTTCTGCTACGTTAAATGTTAATGGATTAGGAGCAGTGACACTTAGAAAGCAAGGAAGTCTACTTAATCTAAGTGCCTATGATATTGTAATAAACCAGATTGTAAAAGTTATATACGACGGTACATATTTTCAAGTACCAATAACATTAGGTCTATTATTACCAGTTGGTATGGAAATATTTTGGCCTTCTGAAGAGATACCATATGGTTGGTTAGAAGAAGATGGGTCATCATTATTACGAGCAAGTTATCCAGAGCTATTTGCAGTAATTGGCGTGATGTATGGCGCAGCAGATGCGGCTCACTTTAATCTCCCTGATATGCGTGGTAAATTCCCACGTGTATGGGACCATGGTGCTGGTATAGATCCAGATGCCGCAACGCGGACTGCTCCAACTGCGACTGGTGCTACTATAACTGCAGGAGACCACGTAGGAACTGAACAGGAAGATATATTTAAAGCGCATGTGCACGCTGCACCGCCAAGGACTGCAACACATGATGAAATGTTCGGAGACGGTAGTGCTGGTGATGGTGCCGGCGGTGCTTCAAGCTATACTACTGGGAGTACTGGTGGTAATGAGACACGCCCAATTAATGTGAATAGAATAATGATTATAAGATATATTGGTACGCATCCTTATAATGTTGCGCCTCAATCAATTGGTAACACCGCATTAAATGTACCAGCACCACCAACAGTGGCAATAGCTACATTAGTTACTGGGCCATAGGAGAAAATATGTTAGACCCACAAGAAGAGGCAAAATTTGTAGAACTTAAAGCAACATGTAGAGAACTTAGAGTGCAAGCACCTACAGACTTATTCATAGGTACTCAAGTACATGATGCTGGCAAGTTGATTCATGAAGATATTCAGCGTGGACATAGTTGGACTAGGAACTATTGGAACTATCTACATTGTCTATGTAGTGGCTGCACATTTATTGATAGCACTTTTGGAGCTGGTTATGTGTCAGTTAAGAGATTAGTAGGTGATCTTACATTCCAAGCTTCTATAAGTACTAGTTGGAACAGTTTATTAACGGCAATTGCTAATAAGTATGCTGCAGGGATTGTGGTAGGTACAGGAACAACTGCTTTTAACATTGATCAGTATGCACTTGCTACTTTAATAGAATCAGGAAGTAGTGCTGCAAAACTTTATTATAATGCAAGTGCAGTGGCAAGTACTACTTACGCACCAATTGCAAAGACTTGGACTATTACAGGTAATAGAATTTTTAATAATAATAGTGGCGGAGATATTGTAGTGGCTGAGACAGGATTACTTGTTTCTGGAATTTTTGGTGAGGGAGCTGGTGAAAGTTGGCTATTAGAAAGATCTAAACTAGTGGCTACCGTAACAGTCCCAGATGGCGCACAACTTACAGTAACCTATACAATAGTAGAAGATTTTTCGGGGGTGAATTAATGTTGAATCCTGAAGAAGAAAAGAAGTTTGCAGAACTTAGGGATAAGTGTAAGGACTTAAAAGTTCCTCCACCCCCTGATGTACATATAGGGTTTCAAGTTCATAAGGATGGCAAGTTGATCTTTGACGATAAGCAGAGAGGCCATAGTTGGACGAGAAACTTCTATAATTTTAGAGCAGGCATTGGGACTAATGGTACGTTATCAGGTTCTTTTGGTGTTGGTTCTTTAATTGGTAAAAATATCTCTGGTAATAATAATAGCAATTTATTATATATAACAGAAATTACTGCTGGTGTAGTAGGTGCTTTAAGAGGTATTGTTGTAGGAACTGGTGATACCGCTTGGAGCATGGAACAGTATGCATTAGTTGCTCCTATAGCAAATGGAACTGGTTCAGGCAAATTAACTTATCAAGCAAGTGGCTATGATAGTAAGTCCTATGCTTCTAAAATTTGGACAATGACAAGTAAGAGAATTATAAATAATAATAGTGGTGGAAGTATTACTATTAAGGAAGTTGGTCTGTACTCAGACTATGGTTGTAATACTTTCCTTACTGAACGCTCAGTGCTTGCTCCAGTAGTCCCAGTCGCAAATAGTGCACAATTAACAGTAACATATGAAATTAGTATGGATTTTAGTTCTATTGATTAAGTTTTAGTGGTGATAGGCCAAAAAGGAGGTAGTAAATATGAATGGCGTAGTTTTTGCACATGATGGAGATGCAGGTTATTCAGGTAGTTGGTCTGCAATTACTTCTGCTAGAAGTTTTGCTGAGCAATTTATTTCTGCACCAAGTACTGCAACGCACAGAATTCGTTATACTGGTGGTGCAGTTAGTGGTTTAACAGTTGGTGAGACATTAAAAGGTGGCACTTCTTCTGCTACTTGTGTGTTAGTCGCAAGGGCAATAGAAAATGGTGTAGCTGCTGGAAGTGCAGATGCTGGATGGCTATGGGTAAAGGATATAGTCGGTACGTTTGTGGCTGAAACCCTGACTGGCCAAACATCTACAGGTACAGTAGTTATTTATCAAGATGTACTACCAATTGTAAGTTATGCTTCACCTAAAGCATGCTTAATAACTGTTGAAACAGCAGATGTAAGGTTTACATTAAGTGGTGTACTTGCAGGAACGACTGCTTTATCTGCAATGGGGCATCTAATGGTAACTGGGCAGTCATACGTTATTAGAGGTGCACACAATATTAAAAACTTTAAGGCTATTAATGCGGTAAATGCTTCTGGTTCAGTCATCAAATATACATTATTTTATAAGGAGGTGTAGTCATGACTATTGGAAATGAAGGAATTGATGGACCTCCTTTTAACCCATCTAATGTCAGTATAACTGGTGGAACGATAAGTGGTGTTACAATAAGTGGTTCTACTGTTACAGAGAACTTTACCGCATCGACAAACCCGGCATCTTCAGTGGCTACGGCCACGGCAATAGTAGATGCTTATAACGGTGTTGTGGTTACTTTAACCGCAGCAGGGAATACACAGACGTTACAAGCCCCGACTACCACAGCGACTATTCGTAAGTTCATGGTAATTAATAATGACACCTCAACCCACAACCTATCAGTGGTTGCTAACGGCGTTACGTTTACCCTAACGCCCGGCGAGGGGCAGTGCTTCATCTGGGATGTTTCAGCTTGGGGGCCGACTGACTTAGGGATAACAGCTATCCCTGTACCGGTTACGCAAGGTGGAACGGGTTTATCCACCGTCACAGATCACGGAGTTATGCTTGGGTCTGGCACTGGTGCAGTTACTCCTACAGCAGTCGGTGCAACAGGTGAAGTATTAATTGGACAGACAGATGCTGATCCTATTTGGTCAAATAGTCCTTCCGTTACCAATCTTACAGTTGCTACGCTTTTAACAATGTCAGATCAAGCAAAAGCACAATGGGATACAGTACCAGCAACGACAGACACATTCTCAGGCGATACTGAAACAGTAACAGTCGGTGAAACAATCTCGGCTATCTGGACGCCACTATACCTAAAATCAGACGGCAAGTGGTGGATTTGCGATGCAGATCAAGCAGCTACTATGCCAGCAATGAGGATTTCCCTTGCAACTGCTGCTGCCGATGCGACTTGTTTAGTTGGCATAAGAGGCTGGGGATATAAGTCAACTTGGACTTGGACTTGCGGTGGGCTGCTTTACGCTTCAACTTCTGGTGCATTGACGCAGACCGCTCCTTCCGGTGATGGCGATCAGATACAAATTCTTGGAGTTGCCAGAGGATCGGCAGGAACTTTAATTGAATGGAATCCCAGTCCGCTCCTCACTGAAATCGGCCTGGATGTTGTTGACGTAGGTACTGCCACACCCACCGCGATTACATGGGCAGAGTTGAGTTCTGTTCCTAAGACATGGCAGGGCGATCATTCAAGCGATCAGACCTTCACCCTTGGTGCGGCTTCTGCTGCTGATATTGGAAAAGAGTTCCGCTTGATTAAAGACGGCACAGGAGCAGGTAAGATCATCCTTGACGTTGATGCTTCGATCACGATTGTCAGGGCTGCTGATGCGTCGAGTGCTGGTGGAACGGCAACGAGTGAGGCAAGCAAGTATCAGACTGCGCACTTTAAGCTTATTTCTACTGCGCTTCTGTATGTGACTAGCACAGATGGAACGTGGACTTTGGCTTAGGAGGCTGGCATGAGCTTATATAGAAACTTTCCAACGATAGTAGCTGGATCAATTACAGCAGGAAATGCTTTGATAGATTCTACGACAGCCAATGCTTTCTGCGCTCCAGTTGGGGTTGATCTTTCTCCGTATAGAAATAGGCTGATAGAGTTTTGGTCAACTGAGGCAACTCCTGTGCTCTGGGCTCAAGCGTGGATAAGTGCTACGGCTCCGAGTGAGGAAACCTATCTTGAAAAACTACTCAATCCATCATTTACTGGAACATGGGCGTCTAATGTACCACAATCGTGGTCGTTAAATGGAACTCAAACTGGGACTAGTTATTTAGAAGCAGACGATGCTGGTGATCGTTTGCGGATAGTTTCTGATGGTCTTGTTATGGGCGTATATCAAACAAGTAGAGTTACACCAACTGGGACACTACAATTAGGGTCTATAGTGGTAGATAGTATTACTGGTCGTATGAGAGCTGGTTGTGCTACGAGTGACGTGAGCAATTTCCCGTTTCCAAATATTGCAGCAGCAGGAACTTACACAAAATACTATACCGTTAATCTGGTCACAGACCCTAGTTTTTATCTATTAAGATTAGCAGGATATACTTGTGATGCGTGGATAAGTGATACGTCAGTTAAGAATGTCCTCACACCAGCAGCCACCGGAGCACTTCTCCTTTCCACTCAAGGCGGTTCAAGAGGCTGGCAGTATAAACACGCATCCTTTAATCCCAATGCAGCGTTAACTTACAGAATATCGAGTCATATGAAAGTAGGTAATCCCAGAAAATTCATGGGCGTGTCAACATTCCACAATTAAGGAGACAATCATGCTTAACGCAAAAACATACTGTGTCCCCAACTCAATCCTCTGCGCTTGGACTTGGGGAGCGATTAATAAAACTCAGGTGAGGATTTCCATATCAAAGATCGACGAGAGCACTGATCACGCACAGGCACAGGCACTTATCAATGGTGATTGGATTCCTCTTACTGAGATATGGGCAGATGATCATATGGAAGTGACGCTGTATCGAAGTCACTATCCTGAGATTGAGCCTTACAGATATTTGACACTGAGAGAATGGATTGACGAGCAAATACAATATACTCAAGTGGAAGCTGTGAAATAATAAAAAGGAGACGTTATGACAATGACTGCTGATGACAAATTGGACCTGATTTTAGAACGGCAACTGGAATACTCAAACAGGATAACCGTGTTGGAGACACTGGTTAAAAACGGAATGAGCCATAACATTATTGAGATCAAAACAAAATTGGAATCAGTATGCGAAGGGTACAGCAAGAGACTTGATGATCTTGAGAAGTTTAACTGGTTTCGGAAACCGATGAATGAGCTTAAAGATAATGTTATAGGGACTTTGATAAAAGTTGCATTTGCTGGGGGTGTCATTTATGTTGTTTACCACTTCGGCAGTCAGTGTTTGGAGAAGATACTAAAATGAACTATTACGAAATATGGCATCAAATAATGAAGACATGGATGGAATTGGCCTTTGAGATAACTGCTTTGAGAGAGTGCAGAAACAATGACTTGAAGCGATTGGAGCTTGTCGAGAGGGCGTTGAGAGAGGATGGGAAGCTATGAAGCTGATTGTAATTAGGAGAGAGTTTACTGAAATATCTACCATTGGTGAACTACTTATTGATGGTGAGCATTTCTGTTTTACTCTGGAGGATGCTGCCCGACCTGAGAAGATATACGGTAAGACTGCGATCCCTTATGGAACGTATGACGTTGAAATTACTTTCAGTCCACGTTTCCAAAAGTATATGCCTTTGATTAAGGATGTCCCAGGCTTTGAAGGTGTTCGCATTCATTCTGGGAACACAGCACAAGACACAGAAGGATGCTTACTTGTTGGATGCACAAAGGGATATGATTACATAGGTCGATCTAGGACAGCTTTTGCTACGCTGATGAATAAGATTAAAGGGCAGGAACTAACGATTGAGATAGTGAAGGGAGAATAGTATGGGACTTGATGCTTTAGGAATTGGAAGTATTGCAGACTTTGGTGGGAAGATACTTGATAAGATATTCCCAGATAAAGCAGATGCGGATAAGGCTAAGTTTGCATTGTTCGAGTTGCAACAGAAAGGTGAACTTCAGGACTTAAATAATGAGTTTCAACTTAAGATTGAGGAATTTAAAGATCGAGCTAATGCAAGGGATAACCAAAGTAAGAGAGAACAAGCAACAGGCCATGCAGATTATTTCCTATATATTCTAGCTACTTGGTGTGTTATTGCTCCAATAGGCATTATTAGTTATCTACTTTACAAAGGCCTTCCAACCGTAGAACCTGGCGTGGCTGCTTTAATTGGTGGCTTTGTAGGAATCATTATAGGTGAGTATAAAACAATTACTGGATATTTCTTTGGAACTACAAAATCTTCAAAGGATAAAACAGATATGATATTTAACTCAGCCCCTGTTGATAAAAAGTAAACTTTATTTTATAATTCGGTTTACTTTGTGGTCGAAGTGTGTTAATATAATTTATCTACATGTAGGAGAATATCATGGCTATTCCGACAATGGCAGCAGATATAGGTGCGATGACAGAGAACCCAGAGTACCAGCAAATGATGCAAAGGGTTCTCAATATGCCTCCTGCTCTACGGGCCTTAGCAAATTTTTCTGACGTAGATCAAGCAGCAATGAAGCAATTATCTGCCCATAATCTGGCTGTTTCTAATTTAGCAACTACTGCCAAAGAACATAATGATTCAGTTGCTTTAGCAAAGGCAAAGTTAAACCTTGACCAGCAAAAAGTTGACATAGATAAAACACTAGGTATTGGCACATCCAATGCTTATTATAATCTTCGCACTCAAAATGCTCGTGATACTTTAGACTTAGCAAAAGATAAATCATCTTGGTCCAATGTACTAGGTGCTGTAAACGCAGGTATTGGTTTATATGGGGCTTATAATCAGAATCAAATGACAGAGTCTCTTTTACAACTTTACTTAAAACGTCTTGGGAGTAAATAAATGGGTACAACTCAACTATCAGCTCTAACTAAAAAACCTTATTATGGTTTAGATTATGGCGCTATAGTAAAAGCAAAAGCTGCTTCTTTACCTGCTGCCTATGCTGCAACTGAAGATGCAGAATATAATCAAGACGTTTTAAAAAATGCAAACGCTGGTGTGGCTATTCAGCAAGAAGCATTAAATGTAGATAAACAAGAGAAAGAAAATCAGCTTAAATACTATAATGATATGACAGCTCTATCTGCTCAAGAAGCAGATGCAGCAAAGTCAAATGCTACTACTGGCAACATGCTTGGAATGCTTGGAACTGGTGTTAGTGCCTATGGCGCCTATAAAAATAGTTTACTTGCAGAGAAATTGGCTAGTGCTTCGGGTGTTACTCAAGAACCAGGTTTAATCTCTAAGGGTTTAACTGGAATTAAAGATGCTCTTGGTCTAAATTCTTCTACTTCCACAAACCCTGTAACAACTTCACTTGGCGAAGCTACTCTTGCGACAAAACCATCTACACCAGCATTAGTTGCTGATGCAGCATCTGTAGTGGCACCTGAAGTAGGAGGTCTTGCAGCTAGTACAGCTTCAAATGCAGGTCTGTCAGGCACTGCAGCCACTGGAACTTATATTGGTGAAGGTGCTGCTTATGGAACAAACGCACTAGCTAGTGAAGGTGCTGCTTATGGGGCCAATGCGGTAACCCCTGGTATATCAGGTACTGCTGGGACTGGAACTTATGTTGGTGAAGGTGCTGCTTATGGTGCAGGGAAAACAGGAGCACTATCAAGTACCGCAAAAGTTGCCGGAAATGCCATAGCATATATAGCAGCTGCAGAAATGGCAAGAGGACAGTGGGGCGGGGCTGGTATCCCGTATGAAGAAAAGACAAAGCAACAAAGAACTGTTGATAGTCCTGGCACAGCAGGAGTCATGGCTTCATTAGCGCCCGGAACATTACTAGCACCAGATGGTACTGTCGCAGGAAGAGCAGCTAAAAATATGGCAGCTCTTGAAAGAACGGTAATGGCACCAATAGATTATGCCTTTGGAGATGATGACGCTTTTAATAAAGAAACCTTGAATACGGCAACAAATGCAATTCTTAATCCATTTTCTGATGCAGATGAACCAAGTACTGCTGGGCAAGTAGCCAATGCAGTACTTAATCCATTAGGTGCAATTGGTAATCTATTCTGTTTTCTTGCCGGAACACCTATTACAATGTCTGATGGTACAACGAAACCGGTGGAAGATGTTGGCCTCATGGAAGACTGTGCTGAAGGTGGTATGGTCACAGGGATTGGTATTGTACTAGCAAAAGACATATTCAACTATGAAGGAATTGGCGTAACCGGTTCTCATGCTGTTTATGAAGATGGCGAGTGGAAGCGAGTAAAGAACAGTAAATATGCAGCTATTGTTGATTCTGATTTGTTAGTTAAAGTTTACATCATTAATAACGAAAAGCATACTCTCATGGTTAATGGCATTCGGTTCGCTGATTATGGTGAAGTCACTGATAGTGAAAATATGACTGCACAACAGAGATTGGATTACTTAAATGAATATTGTCGCATTTAACCCGGCCAAACATTATAAGATAATGTCTCAGTTATGGCATAGTTATGGCTGGTTGCCTTGCCCATTAAATGCCATTCCTCATACAGCGCTAGTAGCTGAAACCACCAGTGGTGATTTTATTGCATTTTTGGCAATGTATTCTGAACCTAGAAGAATGGGTTTTATCGACTGGGCATTAAAAGATAGATCGCGGCCACAGGAAGAAAGTGACAAGGCTTTACAAACATTATTTGATGCTCTGGTAGATGTAGCTAAGTCTAACGGCTGTGCATTTATTTACTCAATGACGAAAACAAAATCATGGGGTGATAAACTGACGAAATACGGGATGCAAGTAGCCGAGACTAATGCAACAACATATATACTGGCATTGCAAGATTCTGACACTGGCTTTATTAAGGATTAAATGAGGTATATTAACTATGGCAGCAAACGAGGATTTATCAGCAAGTTGGAATGGCTTAACTAGCACTATTCGTGGTGTAGGTCAGGATAACTATAATGCTACATTGGGCCTTGCAAAGTTTATGGGTGAGGAACAAACTCGCTCTAAGGACCTCGAACTTAAAGATGTCAAACTACAAGAAGATAAACTAAAGCTTAATAAGATTAAAGCGAAAGAAGACTTCTTGAACCGACCTGCAACGCTATCATTAATAGGAAATATGGTGACTGGTGGTAAACCTATTGATGCTTCTGCATTAGAAAAAATACACGGCATTATGAAGATGGCTAATATAGGTGTTACTGATGAAAATAATCCAGACCCTAATCAACAGTTAGTCTTTAATAAAGATAAGAAGCCTATGTCAATGCGTGAAGTAGGTTATGTAGCGCAACCTATTACTGTAGCACTTACATCAACAAAAGATCCAATGGCGCAATTAACTGATAAAGTGCTACAATCAAAGCAAGCCCTTGGTTTACAGAGTGCTGGTGCATTTGCTTCTCAAGCGGAGTTAGATCAACTTAAAATTGACTCTCAGAGTGACCCGAATAAAAAAACTCTTTTTGACACTTATCAAAAAGATGTTAATGATTACGCCCGCTATCAGAAAGACCCTAGGCCCCTGTATCTTGAAAATAAAAAATATTTACAATGGGCACAAGGCATTCTTAAATCGTTAGATGGTGACACTACAGCAATCGATAATGCTTTAAAAGAGCAAGGTGCTACTTACGATTATCTTACTAAAGCTCGCCAGGTCACGGGTCGCCAGTCACAAGTCACTGGAATTAAAGAAGGTGAGTTCTTACCGAGTAAAGAGTATGTTGATGTTGGTAAAGCCGTTCAGACTTCTGAGTCACAAGCAGCGACTGACGCAAGGTATTTGCAAGGTATTAGTATGCAAGTCGCCGCACAACGTGACGTTGCAAATAGTACAAACAAACAGGCTACCTTAAGTTCTGAGCACACTGATGTTAGCACTAAACTTGACCCAACAGTAATCGGTGCAGCGTATGATAAAGCATGGCCAGTTGGACCCGATGGTTTACGTCACACAATTGACCCCAATACTAATGAAAATATAACTCTTTCACAAGATGACTATGAAAAAGTTAAAAATGCAAAAGTGCAAGAAATAATAAGGCAAAAGCAGCAGGCTTATCAGTATGACGGAACTGCTAAACGCTTAGGTAAGACATTCCCTGACACCTTTAAAGCCCCTGTCCAAACACGTAAAGAATTTGGTATGCTTGATAATGAAGTACAGGGGATCTTGAAAAATATAAAAGATCCGGGGTTCATTTCAAATATCAATAGTATGCGGCAGCAGGCAGCACAGTCACTAAAGAATGAAGATCCGAAAGCATGGGAAGAGGGCCGCAATCTTTTGTTACAGACTAAGACGTTACTTACTAAACAAGTGGAAGCTAACAAAAGAAGTATACCAAAAAATATTAAGCAAGTTGTTAAAGATAATAGTGTTGGTTTAAATGCTTGGGGTTACGATTCACCGAATTAGTGGCAACTTTATTTATTGGGGTCTCGCAATGAGGAACCTCTTGAAAGGAAAAATATGTCTGATGATCTTTACGGTTTAACCGATCTTAACGTTTCTACTGATTTAACTTCCACCGACCAAACTGACCTTTATGGTCTATCAACTGCAGTTGAGCAACCTCAACAGCTACAACAGTCTACTGGTATTGCACGGTCTCCATTTATGGATGCCTTATTAGTTCCAGTTGTAGGTGCTACTAATTTAGTAGGAACGTTAGCTGCAGCAAGATTAGCTTATGGTGGTCATGCTGGCGGAGAGAACCTAGATGAGAAGCACTTTGGTGATACTGAAGACTATGTCGGTCAATTTGCAAATTGGCTAGTAGTCAATAAAGAAAAACTAGAGAAAAAATATCCTTACGTCTATGGACCAGCAAAAGACGAATCGTACCTTCGTGGTCAAGTTCGTGAAGGCGCAGAAATGATTGTGCCTTCCCTTGGGTCTGGTCTTCCAGGTGCTATCGCTGGTGCAGCAGTTGGTTCTGCTGTAGGTATGCCAGTTGCTGGTGCTATTATTGGTTTCGCTGGTGGCGGTGGCACAATCTTTGGCCTCGCACAATATGATCAAGTAGTCCGTGATGTGCTTAAACATAATGCTGAGAACCCAGAAAATCCTATACCTGCAGATGTATATAAGAATGAAGCTTTTAAACAGGCCTTAATTGAAGGTGGTTTTGAAGCAGCATCTAACGTTATTGAAGGTGTCACATTTGGTTTGGGTAAACTTGCTACACAACCAGTCAAAGAATCTATTAGAAGTATTCTAAAGCAGGGTTGGAAAGGTGGTGCTAAAAACTATTTAGTAGCGCAAGCAAAAGCACAACCGGCTGAAGTAGCTACTGAAATGACCCAGAATTATTTACAAACCCAAAGTAATATAGATATGGGTTTGCCACAGAGTCAGACACCTTGGCAAGCAGCGGTAGATTCAATTATCCCTACAATAACATCAGTAGCAATAACTGGTGGTCTGTTCCATGGTGTTGATGTAAAGAAACGAGCAAACATTATTAAAGCGTTAGAAAATCCGGAAACGGATTTTGATACTCGTTTCGATGCAATGAGAACTATTTACACTGAACTACAAAAAACTGACAAAGTTAATAATACAAATGTTGCTCAAAAATGGGGTGAGATAGCACAGTATAAACTTCTTGAAGGTGAACCAATAGAACTTGATAAAAAGTTCACTGATATGAAACCTTTAGAAGGCGTACTCGCAGATCAAGAAGTCGCGAAGCAAAATGATATTGACACTAATAAGTTCATGGAGCGAGGTCAACCGAAAGTTGATCAGCCTGAAGTTATTCCTGAAGGTGAGCAGAAACCAGCTGATGATAAAGTTGTTAGACAGACCATGGGCCTTGAACTACGTCAACAGTTATTTGATAAGTTTATTGAAAAAGGTTTCAGTGAAGAAAAAGCAAATGACATGGCATCATTTATTATGGGTGCCAAGGACCCAGGTGCACAGACACCTAATATTCAACCGAGTGTAATTTTAGACAAAAGCGGTAATCCTATTGAAAAAGAGGCTCCACAGGACTCCACTAGTGACACTATTAAATTAACGCCTGGTAAAAGTATAATACAAAATATTCCCGAAAATTTAAAGAATCAACTAGTCTTCACAAGTAAGGGAGAGTTGTTCTCTAATAAAGGTTCAGTTAAAGCAATCTTAAAGAAGCAAGGTTTATCTGAGACACATGCACCTATGGAACTTGCCCAAAATGAATGGGTTGGCGCACCCATTGCAATGACTCAAATGTCCCAGAACCTCGGGCAGGTAGTCGCAGGTAACAGACGCCAACCACTCATTATCACTGGACAAGGCAAACAGGAGCAGAGACCTACACAAACCCCTGTACAGCAAGCAGTTCCAGTGGCACCTACATACGAGAACTCTAACACTGATGATTTAACAAATAAAGGGAAACCTTTTACAAATAAAGTAAGTGCCATGCGTGCAATCCAAAAGAATTATAAAGAAATGAAGCATGAAGGCACTGAAGAAAAATATGTACCAGTTCAACTTGGTGAAAAGCAATGGGTAGCTCGTCGTAAAGAACTAGTTCCTGCACAACCTAAAGTAGAGTCTGCTCAAGAATATGTAAATCGCCGTAATACTGAATACCTTGCAGCAAAGACTCCAACTGAAGGTTTATCAGTACTTGATAGTATTATCTCTGACCTTGAAGAACAAGGTCATGAGAAAACTAAAATTTATCAGCGAACTGTTTCACGCCGTAGTGCAGTGGCAAAAACTATTGAACGCGAGAAGCGTAAAGAACAAAAGATAAAGGAGCAAAATGAAACTAAACCAGTTACTGAAACTCCAGTTAAAAAGACAACAGAAACTACTCAGGCAAAACCTGAAGAAACTAAAACTAAGTCTAAAGCGCAAGAAGTAGCTACTAGACTTAATATAGCAAAGAAAAAGTTTATTGACTACATACTCAGTGATAAAGGAATTTTTTACCATGCCACTAATGTACCTGTAACTGACATATTAAAAAATGGAATACTTAAAAACGACAAGGGTGAAGTATTTTTTACCCCATTTGATGCTATGGGATATGGTGCACATATTGTTAAATTTATTGCAAAATTATTAGATATGAATAAAGTGCTGCCAGATCCTTTTACTTTAGAATCTACTTTAAAAGGTGAAGAAGGCTATATTTCACCTGCTGAGATAAAAAGTAACCCTGAATTAGAGTTAAAATTATTTGACTTAGCAAATAGTCAAAAATTAACTGAATGCATATATCTTGGTAACGTACCAGTTAATAGTATTATAAGTTTTTCTGGTAATGAAGATTTTGATGAAGACAATCCACCATTAAAAAAGAAAGAGTATTCTGAATTAAATAAAGAATTAGTAAAAGCTAAAGATAACGTAATTAAATTTGTTCCTAAAAGTACAACTATAATTGATGAAATTACTAAACAGTTAGACTCTAGTGACCTTGGTGAATATCCAATGGACGTTCTAGAAGACTGGTTACATGATACTAAAGGCATCACCCAAGAAGAAATTGAAAAACTTTACACTACTGGTGAAGAAAATATTAAAAAGCAATATGATATTTGGATGGAAGAATTTAATAGACAGCCAGTAGCAGTATATTTTGATACCATAGCAGATCACCTTGAAGAGCATGAGGGCGACTTTGACACTTTAATCACACAGGCTAAAGAAAGCTTAACCAAAAGTCAAATTGACAAGTTACAACTTAAATTAGTTAAAGGAGGTGAAGCAAATAGACCTACCCTTACTGAAGAAGAGCGAGAAGTAGTAAATGATCCTGAAGTTATTGCAGCTAAAAATAAGTTTCAGAAAAATATAAAAAGTAAACCTTTTCTTTACCACGCCACTAATTTAGAAACAGTTAAAGATATTGAAGAAAATGGCTTTAACCCAAGTCTTGGTGTTAATGGTGGAACTTTCTTCTTTACTGATTTAAATGAAGCTACACTTATGGAAGATACTACAAGTAATATAATTAAAGTTGATACTTCTAAACTAGATATTGAAAAACTTTTTCCAGATATGAACTATGATGTTGAAGTTACAAATGACGGTAGAGATTTCAGTAAAACTCCATATGACTTATTGAAAACTAAATCCACCGCGTTACGTATGTTTAAATCTGGTGAACAAGGAGAATTGTCAGTAGTTTATATGGGTGTAATACCTAAAGAAGCTATTGTAAAAGAAGGAGGTGAAACTAATGGCCAAGTGCAAACCGAAACCCAAGTGACACCTAAACAGAAAGTTGAAAAACTACGGGCTAATGTTGTTGAAAAACGCCTTAAGGCAGGAGAAGACGTTACTGACGAAGGTGTAGCGAAGTTTAAGACTCTTGCTTTAAGGTGGACCCGTAATCCAGAAACAAATAAATGGGAAGAGCATGAACCTGCCTATAAGACAGAACAAAATAAAGCATCATTAACTGAAGAAGAACGAGAAGCGAGAGCCGATCAGCGCGCTATTGCAAAAGCAGGAACTAAACCAAAGAAAGTAGTTAAGAAGACTATACGTGATCTGATAAAGAAATCTCAGTCTGAACTTAAAAAGTTAAAGGCAGAATTAGCAAAAGCAACTACTGAACAGGAACGAGAAGATATTGAGTTTGCAATTGATTCAACTCGTCAAGATATAAAGATTCTTGCTAATCGATTAATGGCAAAGAAATCTTCACCTAAAGTTCAATGGTTTGGTGAAAAAGATAATGGAGAAGAAACTAATAAGCAAGAGCACCCATTAGCGAAGCATATTTCATATATGTCTCCAGTAATGGCACAGGAACAACTTGATCATTATACTGAAATTGAACCAGACACAGGCATGCGGATGCTAAAGAAGATGTCCCCTGTCACCATGCCTCGGGCCTTTGCAGCAATGATCAATTATGCTGGCCACTTTAGTGATGGAACTGTTGATCTGAGTATGATCAGTAAGTTTATTACTCAGTTGGAAAAGGGCGTTAAAGCAGGAAAACTTGATAACTTCTTTGCACCAACTGAGAGAACTGAAGCAGGGACCTATGATGAAAAACAATCATTCACTCAAGATGTTGCCGTTGTAAAAGACTTCTTGAGTAAGACAATTGAGATTGGAGTAGGTCGTACTAAGAAGTCAGGGGGTTTTAAAAGAACCGAAGGCAAAGGTCCGGGGCTCTCAGTTAAAGAAGTAACTGACGTGTCTGATCGAATCTCGGAACTCTGGCCAAATTCCCCGTTTGTTATTGTTCTTGATAACAGGGATCAATTGCCTCCTGAATTGAAAGAGAAAATTGCTGCTGATTCAGATAGGTATGACATTGGCGGCGCTCAGTTAGGTGATACAGTATTCTTAATCAGAAGTGAACTGCATAATAAGTTTGGCGTTATGCGCACAATGTTACACGAGTCTATTGGACATTACGGAATATATAAGACTCTTGGGACAAAGTTTGATAGTACTGCTTTGAGTATATATGATTCATTTAAAGATACAAAGAAAATGGAAAAGATTATCTTCGACTATAAATTTGATGTAGGCAAAGAAAAAGATCGCATAGATGCAGGCGCCGAATATCTAGCTTTCATGGCTGAAGAGAATCAGGGAACTACTACATTCTGGGAAAAAGTTAGAATGTCGATTAATAACATTTTGCGTAGTATCGGTTTTGGTGTTAATCTTACCACAGGTGACCTTAAAGCACTCCTGTCTGACTCGCAGAAGTTTCTTAAAGGCGAAATAGGTGCAAGTACAAACATTGAAGATTACTTCAGTAATGAAAAGATTCCTCGTCTTGACAAAGTAACCAATGCTCCTACATTCTATTCTACACTTCTTCAAACTGTTACTACTCGAACTGATATGCCTACTAAACCTCAGTCACTCGTCAATTGGCTGAATAAGTTTGTTAAACCGGCAGAGTTAAAATGGATGGGAGTTGAGCAGTATCTTAAAGGGAAAGAGAAAATTAATAAGCAAGACTTCATTAACTTCTTAAGTGCAAATCAGATTAAAGTTGAAGAAGTAATGCATAGTGATAAAGCTCCTGGTACCACAATCCCTATGCCACAATTATCAGCCAGTGAAATACTTCTTGGTAATTATATTTTAACACCGGAACAAACAACCTACCTACAAGAGTTTTCAAATGAATGGGAAGCAGACGGTGATAATGCTACAGATGACATGATAACTGAACTGCATAACTGGATTAGTGAGCAAACAGTTACAGTTGGTAGTAACACTAACATCAATTATTTTACAGAGACTGCACTTGATAATTTGGGTGACATACAAATAGAACTTACTGGCAGGTTGTTTACTATTGCTATAGAAAATGCAGGGCAAAATGGTTTACAGGCAGCATTAAATAATGATACTTTTGAGGATGAGTTTCTTCAAAGTATATATGACAGTTGTTTTGATAATGTAAACAAGTTCTCTGTTCCTTCATTTATAGATGTACTTGACCCATTTGGTATCAAATTAACTGAAGGTGAGTTAGACAAGGTTTATGCCATTATCGATGACTATGAATCTGATCGTGAAATACTATATGATGATCCAGATAGTTATATTGATGGTACTGGCCGTTCCGGTAATCTAAGACATGATCAGTGGGTACTGTCCGGCGGCAAAGATCAGAGGGAATTACTTCTGATCTGGAGCCCAACTGAAGCGCCAAAGTCTAAGGTTACATATAGAGTTGAGTATAGTGCTGAAGATGGCAACTGGTACGTTTATGATAATACAGATAGAGTTATATCTAGTTGGAACAATCCGTCCAAAGCAGAACATGCTGTCACCGTATTAACTAATGACAGTTCTAAACGTGCTAAAACATTATACCAATCCTCTCACTGGCACGAGGCCAATGTTTTAGGGCACATACGGTTTAATGAACGAATCGACGACCAAGGTCGGAGAGTCTTGTTCATTGAAGAAATTCAGAGTGACTGGTTGCAAGACGCAAAGAAATATGGTTTTAACACAAAGCAAGTTTACCATGTAATGAATGGTGAGGCACGAGTTGGCCACTACAACACTAGAGAAGCAGCACAAACTGCTCTTAACTCCTGGCAGAAGTTACTAGGACAACAAGATTTTAGTATAGTAGAAGGTGGAGAACTTTCACAGCAAATACCTACTGCCCCGTTCCTAGAGAACTGGCATGTGGTCCTCATGAAGAGGATGATTCGCTACGCTGTTGATAATAACTTTGACTCCGTCGCTTGGACCACGGGTAAGCAGCAGCAAGAGCGCTACCCAGGAATTATTGCAGAACGAGTTGATGAAGTGATTATTAGAAAGTTACCTGGTGCTTATGGTGTAACTGCTAAAAAAGATGGCACCCAAGTACTGCAAAAAGCAGCAGACACATATGAAAAGTTAGTTGATTATGTAGGTAAAGAACTTGCTGTTAGAGCAATTAAAAAATTGCCATCGCTTTTATTTCCCAGTAGCATGTTAAGTAATGAACCAATATATGACAATTCTAATACTGCACAACATACTGCTCACTATACCAATCTCGATATCGAGATTGGTGGTGAAGGTATGGAATCATTCTATGATGAGAAGTTAAAGAACTGGACTGAAAAATATATCAAGCAGTGGGGCGCAAGACTCGAGACAATAAGTATGCATCTCGATAAACCATTGCCAAAGGCTATTTTAGGTGAAGGCACAGCAGCCTGGAATTTAGAAGAAGGTACACATATTGTATCAAACTATGATAATTTAACAATAAATGTGCTTAACCCAAATGGCAGTATAGAATATAGTAAACAGTTTAATAGCGAAGAAGACCTTGATGATTGGATTGAAGATAATAGTGAGCAAATCTTAAGAGATTTTAACGCTAAGCAACCTATTGAACGTAAAGAACTTTCTAAGCAACCCGGCTTCACAGTCACACCTGAAATGGCAAAGTCAGTAGTTGAGAAAGGTCAACCGTGGTTTAGTAAAACTGAAAAAACTCTTACTGCTACACAAACCAATTATGCTCAGAAAATAATTGACGCGATTAAAGAATCATTTCCCACTGAACAATATGGCTTTCCATATGATTCTGGTCTAATATTACCTGATGGAACAGCAGTTGTTTTAGGTGGACCACATAGTCGGATCATTGAGGTTCTTCAAAGCAAATATCCAGACATATATAAACAATTAGTAAGTGGGTTTGATAGTTTTACTGGGGATTTACTTGGAAAATTATTTACAGAAGTAGGACTTATTAGAACAAACCTTGATGATGGAAATGCCTATGTAGAAATTCCCAATCACCATAAATTAACGCAAGAACAATTAGATTCTATTTCATTTGCTTTTGATGAGGCAGATAGTGGAGAAATTATTTATGACGTAACTGATTATACAACTACAAAAGTAGTAAAATCAGGAGTAGTTACCTCTATTGGTCAACTTAAAAAAGTAACTAACCCTAAGATAGTATATAATTCTCCACTAAATAAATTTAGAGAACCTCGCGGTAGATTCAGTATTGTCGACTACGCATTGTCGCCTATCAATAACTATATCAAACTTAATGATGAAGATATTCGCAAATTAAATTATGTTCCTGAAGACGAAGACGAAGACGGTGAAATTGACTTTAGTGATTCAAAACTAAATAACTTAATCTTTTTACTTAGACCTGATGGTACTGGTGTAATAGAGCAAAAGTCAAATGCTAGTATAATGGCCTTACCATTTAGCACATTTAAACCTTCTGCAATTAAAGAAGAACTGGGAATGTTTTTATCTGATAAAACAATAAATAGTATTTTTACTGCTATAGACAACTTTAAAAGTGTTAATAAAAACAAATCTTTCTTACTGGATATAGATACAAGTAAAAATATTGCTAAGTATCAGGTCGAAGATGCTAAGTATAAAACGGAAAATGAATTAGAGACTGAAGGTGCAGTACCATGGAATGAATTAAGAAATGGACCTAGACCTGAGTTATCAGTTAATGAGAATGGAATTTCACTTAATATAGATTCTGATTATAAACCTAGTCTTAAACTAGTACCTAAAAAAGAAGAACCTCGTGGCCGATTCCGCATTGTAGACTATCAGGACATAACCCCTGACACGCCGAAACAGGAGTTGAAGAATTTATTCGATGACCAGGCTTATGCAATGCTGAAGACAATGGTAATGCAGTTACCAAAGAACCAACCAGCAATGCATTGGGCAGAACGTTATCTGATGTCTCCTGAGTGGTACAAGCATCCTACTATGCAGAAGATTGTTCGTGCAGCAATTGACAGGCACGATCGGTACTTTGAACTATTCAATTTGCTTAATGAAATGGAAGTTAATCCTGAAACAATGAAGCAGAGAACCTGGGAAAATTCTTCTGACATCATTGAAGCAAATATGAAGTTAATGCATAGAGGTTTAACTACTACACAAATAGTCAAAGGCGAGACGTCCAAGGAATACAAGCAACTTGAAAAGATGAAAGACCAGATTGACACTGGTGAATGGAAAAAAGGTTATGGAGACAACATACCTACATGGGAGCAGCACTTCCAGAATGAAGGTGTTGGTCAAGATGTAATTAACCTATATAAAGCGCACAGAAGATCATATGATGTAGCACTAGATATTCTAATGGAACCAATGAAGAAACTAGTTGCTAGCATAGAGAAGCAAGCAGAAAAAGATAATACAAAACCGAAATACCCTGAGTTTGTAACTCTTAATGAAGATGGAAAACCAGAGACTATTAATCTTAAAGCAGTTCTCGCTCGTATGGGTTCATTGAAAGGAACATATGCTCCTCGTTTACGTGAGACTGGAGAATATGTAGTTAAAGGTAAGCGCTTCGATAAAGTGGTGCGGTATCATAAATCAAATCGTTTCGCAGCAGAGTTATTGAAACGAGAACTCGAGCGTAAAGGTTACAAGGTCGAAGAAATCTTTGAACGTGAAAGACTTCCTGAAGACGTTTATGCTTCATTACGGATTATCAATACACAGCAAGCAATTAAAACTGCAATGCAACGTGTTGAAGGTATAGATCCAGAACTCGAAATAAAGTTTAATGAAGAACTTTTAAAAGAAGTCGCAGACCTTATCCGTGTTCGCGGTTTCCGTGCTTCAATGGTTACTCGTAAACCTGGTGATGCTATTCGTGGTTATATTACAGATCCTAATGAAAGATTCGTACGGTACATTAATAATATAGCGGCAGGTGTTGCTAAAGGTGAAGCAGCAAAAGATATGTTTGAAACTTTAGCTGGTCACTATGAAGGTACTGGTAAAGATAAAAAGCTTATTGGTGGTATAGACCCAGCAAAAGAACCTCGGGCCTATGACACCGCTACTAAATATATTGAAGAACAACTGCGTAATTCAGATGCAGCAGATAGACTTGTTGGTTTAATCAAGAGTCTTGCATCATTTAAATATCTTGGGTTTAACTTAAGGTCACCTGTGGTGAACATTTTATCTCTTGCGACCACAGTTCCTACAGCAATCCACCAGTATGGTTTAGATGGCAAAGGATCTCTGACCAAGATCATGGGCGCTCTTTCAATTGCTTCCAATGACTACCGTAAAGTTATGCTTGGCCAGAAACTTGATGATAAGGGTGAACAAGCCTTCATTGATGAAATAAAACAACGTGGTTATGATTCACCTCAATATACTAGAGATGCTCTTGGAACTATTCAAAGAGCACACGGCAAAGTATGGGCAAAAACAATGGCTACAGCAATGTATCTATTTGGTAAATCAGAGCAATGGATACGTGGAACAACGATGCTTGCTGCATATCGGTTAATAAAAGAAAATAATCCAGATATGGATAGTCGTGAAGTTACTAGAAAAGCTCACGATGTGTCTGATAAAGCCCATGGCATATATGGTAAATCTACACAACTCGCCGTTGGCCAGGGAACTGGGCCTGCTGCCCGGTTATCTCAGGTACTATACACATTTGGAAAGTTCCCTCACAACTACTTACAAATGCTCTATGATACGGGGGTACGTAAAGGAAACATTAAAGCTTTCTTATATGGCCTAATATCCCCTGTCATCCTTGGTGGTGCAACAGTTATTCCTATGAAGAATCTTTTATTTGGAATTGTGGGAGTAATGTTTAAAGCCATGGGTTCTGATGACGATCCTGAAAAAGGTTTCTGGGATTGGATAAGAAAGAAACTAGGTAAAACTCCAGAGCGTATTGGGAGACATGGTTTACTCGGTGCCGCAAATTTAGATGTATCTGGGTCAATGTCAATTGGTGTAGGAACACCACGGAATTTCTATGAGTTATTCGGTATTGGCGGCGGCCTATATAAAGATGTAGAAGATGCTATGCATTTCCTACAGATTGGGCAACCCGGCAGAGCAGCAGAAAAAGTATTGCCTACTGGTTTTGCAAATGTTTTTAGAGCAATTAGAGAACTTAACGGCGTTACTACTACAAAAGGTCAGAGGGTCTGGGATGATAGTGGAAAACCCTACATACCATCTACTATGGAAACTGCTGCTCGGTTAGTTGGTTTTAGATCTGCTGAACAAGCAACCATGGGTGAACGTACTTGGGAAACTAAACGTGAAATTGCTTCTTATAAAGTGAAGCATGATAAGATTCTCGAGCGGTGGCGTGACTATGTAATTGATAAAGGTTCGAGTAAAGATATGAAGTCTATCATGGATGATATAAGTAACTATAATAATGCCATTATGAAGTCTAAAAAAGCTGGTCAGATTCCGTTTATAACGAATCAGACTTTAAAGACTCAAGCAAAAGCATTATATAAACCAAGCAAGTCCATGTATATGGGAATGTTTAACGAATAAAAACCCGCGTTGTACTGTGTTAGTTGGGTAGTTGACAGGGGTTCTTGCTTCTCCCAGGAACCCCTGTCGTTTTTAAGTTAACCACTGTTTGTAGTCATCACCAATAACTACATCAGATAAGTTCTTCTTTTCGCGTAATACCTTAACATACCGCTCATCAACTGTATTCTTTGTCATCAGATCAATTACAAGTAAACTTTCTTTTTGTGCAAGGAACTGTGACCGTTCTTCACTTTGAAGTCTATTCTCTAGATTATAGTCATTTGCGTAGTAGATCATAACCTTTGCTTCTGTTAAAGTGAGACCGAATTTTCCTGTAGAAGGGTTGCCAATGAAGAAACGTAACGGGTCATTAGGGTTTTGAAATCGTCGCTTAATGTCTTGTCTGTCGTTATCACTAGTTCCACCGTGATACTTGGCTGATGATTCTTCACCGTATTCTTTACAGAGAACTTCATATAATTTGTTGATGTCATAGGTATTGGTACTCCATATAATTACTTTGCGGTCTGTTTCTTCAAGTATATCTAATACTGCCTGTAAACGATTATTAGGTATTTCAGTTAGCACACCAGAGTCTGGGTCACGAATAAAACCGCAAACTATTTCGTGTAACTTCTGCATCTTCGTCATAACCATAGGCGCAGTTATAATATCAGTCGCACTTAACTGTACTATAGCCATGTGTTTCATCTGTGCGTAGTACTGCTCTTGCTCAGGCGTCATATCAACATAGTGATACTTATACGTTTTCTCAGGTATATCTGAACATTGGTCTTGGCGAATGCGGTAACTAAAAGGTTCGAGTTTCCCGGTCAATTCTTCTAGTCTCTGGAAACCGACAATTTTATCAAAGGACCTATTACCAAAATGCATCTTCTGTACAACTGCGTATCGATTCCTAAATGCAAAGATCGAACTGAACCCAAGGAGCCTATGGTCAAGAAAGCAGCACTGCCAGTACAAATCCATAGGATTCTTTGTAATAGGTCTGCCAGTTAATATACGCCGGTACTTCGCATAACCGCCTAAGTTAATTGCATTCTGAGTACGTTTACTTTTATTTTTAATAGTTGTTGACTCATCAATTGCCATTAAACATGTATGAGTATTCAGAAACTTCTTGGCAAAGTCAACCCCTGTTTTGTGTGACAGGGCTTCAACGTTTAACACAAGAATATGTAACTCATCTGATGGTCTCATTAACCGTTGATATGTCTGACGTAAGAATTGATTCTGATATGACGACCAGTAAGTTGCATAGAACTTTACATGCTCAGGCATATGATCAACTATCTGACCTTCACGTACACCGTCATCAGTTATATCTAACCAATCACGATAATTACCTTTAGGCGCTATAATAAGTAGACCATCTATCTTACCCTGATCATATAGCCATGCGGCAGTATCTATAACTACCTTCGTTTTCCCGGTCCTCATTTCCATGAACAAAGCAAAATCAACTCTTTCTTTACTTGATTCCCATACTTCTAACTGATGCTTGTATGGGGTAGTTTTAAAATGATAGTCCGTCATCTAATTCTCCTTTCTAATCGTTTCATTAATTTTTCTCGTAATATTTAAACCTAATATTATATAGGTCATTTTATAGAGTGAGACTAATGGAGTCCTGTGGTCTCATGTTTTAATCACTTTACATAGAAAAGTACATATTTGTTTGAGGATTAAGCATATGTAAACTTTCCTTCGCACGAGTTACACCTACATAAAATGTTCGCAATTCACTATCTAAATCCTTTCCCATTTCATCATAGGTACGAGGCGCGATGTCTGACATTACTAATACATTTTCTGCTTCTCCACCTTTACTTCCATGTATAGTACTTATCTTTATGCGTGGTTTTCCTATTAATGTTTCTCCTTTACGTCTTGCACTAATGAAGTACTCACGCTCATAAGGTGAAATCTTGCCTAGGGCCTCGTGCCATATCGCCTCTGTTGTTAAACCAAATTCACGTTTTAATATTGCCATTGTAAGATGTTCATACATAGATAATTTCTGTAAGTTTTTAAATCTTACATGTGGCAGCATATAGCTGTTAATCTTTTTTACTTGATCTGGTGTTACACTTTCACCACGTCGCAGCTGTTCCCAATATCTTATAGCAGTTAATGATGGAGATTTCAATGGACTATATCTACCATCAAATGAAAATCCTGACAATATGCAGTGGTCTTCAAACTGTTTTAACATATACCCGTTACGCGCAAGTAGTAGCCACTCACCTTTTTCTAATGGAACTGTGTCTAATTCGTTGTGCCAGGAGATTAACCCCTCTGCTGCACGTGACTGCCACTCTTTCTTACGACGATTTCTTATTTGTGTTACCAATGACAGGGCCGTTTTCTGCACAGACCTCGGAACTCTGTAACTGATATTAAGTACTTCAACTTTACCAGGAAGATTAATGAAGTATTCAGTGTCTGCCCCTGACCACCCAAAGATTGCTTGATCATCATCACCAGCCACAATAACATTTTCAGTCTTATCTATTATATGGTTAATAGCTAGCCATTGCAACTTTGACAAATCTTGAGCTTCATCGATTAAGAGAACTTTGAGTGGTGGTACGTGCCCTTGCTTATAGAATAGTTCTACCATATCTGTAAAGTCTACAAGACCATTAGCTTCTTTATACTTCTTTAATCCTTTAGAAACTCGCTCAAGTTCGAACCAGTCGGTATCTTCATTGATTCCACTTTCCCACTGCTGTCTTAAAGTAATCATCTTCGCACGAGCAAGACCATCAATAAAGATTAGACGATCCCCTGACCTCATACCATAGGCCTGGGACCCTTCGTCCATATCAACACTACCAGTTATTTCAATATTTAATCTCTCACCTAGTTCTATATAATGTTCCCGCTGCATGACCTGAACCTTAGATAAACCAAGTTGTCTAAACGCCAATGAGTGTATTGTTCTGAAATATACTAGGTCTCTTTCATTTAAGCCAAACTTCTTTATAGCACGTTGCTTTGCTTCATTGGCAGCTTTCTTTGTAAAAGCAAGAAACCCTATTTGGTGTGGTTGAACACCTTGCGAGATATACTGTTCCACTAATTTCAGTAACCGTTCCGTCTTGCCAGTGCCCGGAGGTCCTAGTATAATTTTTATTTTACTCATATCGGCACCTTCTCAGATATTTTAAGTAATTGATTTACTTGGCTATTTGACAATAGCATATTAGACTTATATTGTCGATATTTGCCAATAACATCAGTCATAAAATGCTTTTCCCACATTGTTAAAATGCCCTGATAACTATCAAATCTTTTCTCTAAATATTCTACAAGTTCTAATTCACTAGGTTTAATTGGTCGTGTTAAACTCATACAGTCTCCTTTCTAATATGGCTGCGAATCATCGAAATCAGGCACATCATGAGATTCAGTCTGTCTTTTAAATTCAGGTATAGACCAGCAGTTTACACCTTTACCTTTAAGTAAAAAGAAATGATGCTCTGCTTTTAATTGATCTTTAATAATTGAAGTTATTTTGTTTACTTTAAACTCACGGAAATGATTACGTTCGAGATACGCCATGAAGTCACTCATGCGAAAGAAGTGGTGTTTGTTTTCTGTAAGAGGTTTGCCTAATAAGATTTCATCTTTACTTTGAGCTTGAGCTCGTGATGAGCAGAATTTTTCTAGGTACTCTAACAGTTGGCCACCTGGAGAAGCGTCTGCTGGGGCTTCTATTATAATTACTTTGTCAAGAAGTTTCTGTATTAATTGCTGCCATTGATTTTTTGCTATGACAGGGGGCATGATGTTTAGAGACTCAATGCAGCGTTTCTGAAAGCGTAATTGATTCTGTAGGTCTTCAGTTAGTAACTCTATTCTTCCACCATTATCTACGTTGACAAACCAGATGGGTGGGTTACAGTCGTACTTTGTGAGACTACTAAGGACAGGCATCCCTGTTACGCCAATGCCAAACTTCCTTGTCATACATAATGCTTTATTGCAGTAAGAAACTACTGGCGCTTTATCACATGTGTAGAAATAATCTTTCTTCTCTAAACTCTTTATGACTCCCTGTATCTCAACCGCCCGTAATGGAGGATCCATATACTCACGGTTATAATCTTCGATTTTATCTTTCCAAGTATCTGGAAAAGCTTTTAATAAATAAACGCCAAGATTAAAGAGACCATCGTTTCGTGTACCTTCAGGAAAACCTTGCGTTATAAGATATTGTAAACATGGCGGGCCGTCTTCGAGGTCCGGTCTCATATCTACTTTGACTGCTGACAATTGATCTTTTGTTTGACGGAACTGAGTAACTAATTTGAGAAAATCTTCAGGCGAAATAGGTGCACCATTTTCATCAATGGCATACCTCAGACCTTTGACACCATTGAAGTAAGGCATATTAATGAATTGGCCAATATCGCCGCGTTCTACTAGAATTTTTATTTGTCTTGGATAGATCTCACAGTTCCCATAACCTAGGACTGCGGCCATTTCTTTTAACTTAGTTACTAATAATTCCGCTTGTACTTCTTCACTAGTGAATATAAATAAATGGCAGCCACCTGATTTAGATCGGCATGGTATCAATGGAAACTTTAATTGTCGCACTTGCTTTAAAATATTTGGGATATTAAGGCCAGTGTAGACATCTATATCTATTGCTCCAAAATTACAGCATGAGTCATCATTAATAGGTATAATGCCAATACCTTGTTTACCAACTAAATGATTGTACCAAAGGTTAGAATCCACAATTTTCTTTATAATTGCAGCGGCGCCAATTTTCTTCCCAGACCCCTTTTCCGTTGTGACATTATATGTGCCATAAGCCCTATCTAAACCTGCAAAGACTTTATGAAACTCATTTGCTAAACCTTTCATACAGTCCTCCTTAACTTATTACCACAATAAGAAAGAGTGTATAGTGCTTCTTCAAAAGACCACCCTTGATATTTTAGTCTTTTTATAAATGTTTTATATGACACTGATGGGTGGGCCTCTTGTCTCCACAATTCTTTTTGTGAAGGATAATATTTTTCACGATGCAAAACTGCTATATGATTAGGACCACGACCTTTATCATAAGCGTCTTGCATATTTTCCTGGTTAGTGCCACAAAATAAATGGTCTGGTCTTACACAAGATGGATTATCACATTTATGTAGTATGAATAAACCTTCAGGTATCTTACCATATGTTACTTCATATGCAAACCTATGAGCATGTACATTTTTTCTACCAATACCAAACTGACCATACCCTTCAGTAGTTGCGCCTAACCATAGCCAGCACTCTTTAGACTTATCAACTTTACCCCAAAAACGTTCCTCTACAGGCATTAGCATAGTGAGTACCCCTTACAAGTATTTATAATAAAGGTCCGAGTCTATTTCACCTCGGACCTTTCACTACAACTTCTTAACTAGTAAGGAACTCCATCATCCTCAACTGCAGTTACTTGCGGAGATGACTCTTTGACAATACCGGCGAGTACATCTTTGGCAAATTTCTTTGCGGCATTATACAGTTCAAGTGTAGGAACCTGACTGTAAATATCAACATGCCAACCTGACCAAGCTCCGAGTTCATTTGACTCAGGATCAGTGGTCAACTTATACATGTGGCTGAACATAGGCGGGGTAAACTTCGTGCCATCTTTCTTAGTCATCTTCAGACCATTCATGATGCTGTTCCATTTGCGAGACTTCTTCAACTGAGTGCTCGTCATACTGATAACACCTTCATTGTAACCGCCGGTAATCGGATCAGTAATCAGAACATAGTGGTATGCAGTCGGTACAATAACATGGCCATTCGGCAAAATGTCTTTTCCTGTTGCATCCTTACTTGCTTCATTCATAATAGAAGCATCATCATGCTGTCTAACAAAACCGCCGCCGGCATCACGCGGTGTCCATTCAACATAGGATTTTTTATAGGTACAGGGGATAACGAAGATACCTTCGAGGCCACTGTAGAAATCCCCTGTCACTGTGTTGAAGATATCACCTTCACTTGCACCTTCGATCTTTGACTCACCACGTTTCAACTGAGGACTACCTGACTGGAGAATTACAAGGAACGGAATTGCCATATCATTGGCTGTCATATTCTCAAAGCCGACACCGGCGTCACCTTCAAAATCAACATTGGATAATGCAGGTACCTGCGTCGGTGCAACTGTAACTACTGCTTTTTCTTCTACTTTCTTATCATCTTTCTTCATATATAATGTTCCACCTTTCTATTTTTTAGGTTTTTTGACTGTTGTTTTATTCCCAATAAAGACATTGAAAAGTTCCATTGGAAACTTAACACCTTCTTCAAGACGAGTACTCATTACTTCGATCTGTTCTTTTACGAGTGCTTTTAAAGTTTGCGGATGAACGCCAGCTTTCTCAACATAGTTCACATTGAGTTCTGCTAATGCTGCTTTCAACCTATCACATTCTTTACCTTCCCCCCTTCCATATGCAACAGTAATGTTATGCTTAATCACATCATCAAGGCCATTCTCACGTAGCCATGTAAATGCAGCATCCTGTTTATCTGCACTTATACTGGCAGCATAGTACGGTTTGACTGTGACCTTTGAACCATCCTGCAGTTTGAACTCCTGTATGCCAAGTTCCTGAAACAGATTAGGTATCTCATCTTCAGCGACTTTCTTCAACTGAATATTTTTCTCAGACAGATACGTTTCAAGTTCCATGATATCTGCTTCAAGTTGAAGTTGCCGATTAACCAACTGACCTAGCCGATCTAAACCACTGAGGTTGGGGGTTCTCATTGAGTCTTCTTCGAACATTAATTGATCTAACGCCATCTTATTCTCCTTTCTATTTTCGTTTAGGGTCCAACATAGGAATGTTATGCTCTTCTTTCCAGACTTTACCATAATGGTTTAAGTACTTTGATGCTTGTCGTTTAGTCTGAAACTTACTCTTGTTCTCTTCATAAAATTTTACAACATGCCCTGCCATCTTATTCTCCTTTCTATTCGTCTGATAGTTTGCGGTGTAAGTCTGACTTAACAGGGAAATACTTTCTTTCCTGTTTGTCCCACTTTAAAAAGTTAACTTTGCCTTGATTAATTGACGAAGCAACCATTGCTGCTAACGCAATAGCTATTGGGTCACCAATCAAAAGCAAGTAGTCATCATCGTTGAAGTCATTTAGTTTCTTACGCAGGCGAAAGATACTAGGACCTGGTGACAAAGTAATCTGACCTTGAGGTAATAGAACTTCAAGTTCACCATACTCTGAAGCAGACAATAGATTCTTGCCAAGTGTTTCCTGGACTACATATACTTTTGCCATAACATTCTCCTTTCTAAATATTTATTATATCATCTTTATTTTCAAATGTAAACATAATTTTATTTAAAAGATTTTTAAAGCCACTTGGGCTCATCGCATCTAATGAAACGCATTCAATTTCAGATATAACTGCTTTTAATACTGAGCCATGGTTCAACACTACACCAGGCCTAAATAGTTCACTTGACTTACATAAGTACGTACCTTTAGTCTTTTCATTACCGATCAGTATGAATAAATTCTTTGCCCCTGCTTTTAATCTATTAGCAGTCCATGCTAATTGTGAAGGCTGCAGTGTAAAGTAATTACCATGTGCAACTTTAAGTTCAACCCAAAATTCTTTACCATTACAACAAACATTAATATCAGGTAAACCAAATGATGATGAACTTTCAATTCTTACTAGGTGTGCATAATCCCATGCGCGCCTAACCATTTTCCAAAGGTCTGATTCTGTCATTTATTTACCTCAATCTTTTCATATCTTTTAAACTTAATAGGTTCACCCTTATTTATTTGCTTACCGAATTGGTCGTATAAAATTACTGGACATTTAGATTCTTTTGAAAAAGTTTTAAGCACACTATCGGTTACTCGTTGTAAAAGCGCGCTAGATAAGTCATTAATTGATTTGCCATCTTTATCTAATATCATTTACATAAACCCCAATTCTTTTCTAAAAACATATCAACAACTAATGGTACTTCAAGTTTAACAGCATTGGCCATTATATCTCGTATCTCATTATGCTGTTTCTCAGTTTCAACTGATGTGTCTGTTTCATCATGCACTGTAAGATGTGGCACGTAGCCAGCATGATATAGATCTACCATTGCAATCTTAACCATATCTGCTGATGTGCCTTGAATTAAAGCGTTTAATGCTTTATGCGTGAATGCTCTACGCAACGGTAAACCAAATTCTTTTACTGCTTCATCATATGGTAATGGTGTTATTGGTTTATCTTTATTAAATTTCGGTGGACCATATAAGTCAAATCTTCTACGTCTACCGAGAATTGTTTTAATATAACCACGAGTAGTCGCAAGTTGCATACAGTTATCCGCAAGTAACTTTACAAATGGCACACCAGCATGGTACCTCTTATATAACTCTTTAGTTTCTTCTATTGTCTTGCCTAGTTTCTCGGCCATTTTAGTAACACCCATTCCGTAAGCAAGACCAAGATTAATATCTTTCGCAGGACGCCTTTCAATTTCACACATATCAGCAACCATTTGATGGTAGTCAGTATCTGGATTATCAATATATTTCTGCCGTGCTATATCCGCACCAAGGAACTTTTTAAGATAAGCATAGTGAACTGTTACTCGTGGCTCCTGCTGTTTATAGTCACCCTTACACCATAGACAACCATCTTCAGGTATGAACAAACCCCTGATCAGAGGTCCGTTGACAGGGTCTCGTGACGGTACTTGCTGTAGGTTAGGGTTACTAGATGAGAACCTACCAGATACTGTACCACCTTCATCATGCTTAACTGGATTAAACGACGGATGAATACGACCATTGATTGCAGAACCAAGAACCATATTCTCTACAAAATCATTCCGCAGTTTAGTTATCTTACGCAATTGCACAATTGATTGTGCTATTTCTGAAGGGTGTGCTTCAAGCCACGGTGCTGTAAACGAAGGTTTTTTAGTTTTTGCTGTTTTTGGATAGGGAATACTTGCTCGATCAAAGGCAATTGCAATATTTTCTGCGGCCCATATGTCAACATGTTGTCCTGCGATCTTATCAACGTTGATTTGAAGTTCTTTTTCATTTGCTATTAACCTTTCTCTTATTTGCTCTGCTTGGTCAACATCAACTCTTACTCCATTAATACGCATTTGAAGTAACAAATCAATTAACTCTGTCTCAACTCCAAAAACTTTATTAAGATCTTGCTCAGACATTTCCTTTTGTTGTTGCTCAAAGATTGGTACTAATAGATCTGTGTCTTGACAAGCATATACTGCGACTTTATCTGGAGGCATCTTACATAATGTCTTAAAGATGTCACTTGTTTTCTTTATCTTTGGGTTTATCTTTTGGGCTTCATGAAGTAGTGTATCTTTATATTTGCCAACACCTAAACGACGCTGAGCAATATCTTCAAGGTTATACTGAAAGCGATTCTCATCGAGTAAAGGTTCAGCAACTTGTATATCGTACTTCTTGCCTCCGACCTTTACACCTAACCAATGCAGCCATTCAAGATCATATAAAATGCGGGCACCGAGTTTAGGTATATCAGAGCTCAATTGATCTTTACAATATTGTTTAACTACTTTTAATGGAAGGTTTCCTTCAGTGTGACCAATAGAATAGTATATAGATGGGCCATCATTCGGTTTAATAGATATACCAGCTATCCAACCATCATTGCGAAAGGTCCCAGGACCTTTTTCCTTTAAATTAGGATCATAAGTTTCAAGGTCGATACAAATAAGTTTAGCTGAACTCAGATCAGGATAAAGCATATTCATTCTTCTTTCTAGGTTTATTTAACTATGGTTATTATATCACAAGTTATTTCTTAAGTACACCTCGAAGATAAACTATTTTTCGCTCTAATCTCTGACCCCAGAACCTGGTGAAGTCAGCATAAGATTGGTTGGTATATACTTCATCAAAGACTATAGTCTGGCAAGAAGTGTTAGCAAGTAGTCTTGCGCAGATCATACAGGGGTTTATTGTAACGTAAGCAGATACTATTTTATTTACATCTGGGCATTGCAATAAAGAATTCATTTCAGCATGGACAGCACTACATTCATAAAGATCTCGACCAGACTCGTGTCTATGGCACTGACGACAATGTTCAATTCCCCTTGGAGGTCCATTATACCCTGTTGCTAAAATATGTTTGTGCTTATCTACAAGTACACAACCAACCTGCCGACTAACACAAGCACTTCTAGTAGCAACTTGCTTTGCAATACCCATAAAATAGTCGTGCTCATCTACTCTCATTTCAACTCACAAACCTTTCCATTACGGATAAAGTAACGGTAACCTGCGTTGTCAATGGATAAACTAACACCATGCTTCTTATGTAACCTTTTTATTTCTTCTTGTTGATATTTAGTCGGTTCATACTTAGTCTCTACTGGTATCTGACCAAGGAAAATAGTTACTAACGCATAGATCAAAAGCATAGTAGCCAGAAAAATAAGAACCCCTCCTGTTATGTACAAATTACGTTCAACATCTTTCATGTCTGTCATAGCACCTCCAGAATATTTGATGCTTCCATATCAGCTGTTGTAATTAAAGTCACAAGGCGCGACTTCTTCACCGCTTCATTATAGTCATAAGTAGCATACGGGCTAATATCCCATGCACACATGTGCCAACGAATAGCATAAATTTCTTCATTAGTTAATTCAATAAACTTTTGAAGAAGCATCACTGACTTCTCACCGTGGCCAACTGGAAAAGTATTCTCAATCTGATAACTACCAGGTGTGTACTCTGGTTCCTTGCCACCTTTAACGTAGAAGTTGATGAGATCACTAACATAAGCTTTATGTAATTTGCCAGGGGCTTTTGGCACCTTGCCTTTACAAAGAGAACTTAGATACTTTAACTGCGCATCAGTAGGATCTTCAGCAACTAACTTATACATATTCGTTTTGCAGAGGTCATGGAATAAACCTACAATTGCTAATGTGTCATAGTCATAGTTAGTTCCATACTGCTCATTCTTTTTAAAAAGAAGATCAGTTACATTCCATGAATGCTCTGCTAATCCACCTTCATAAGCAAGATGAAATCTAGTAGAAGCCGGTGCAGTAAAGAAGTCAGAACCAGTATCAATAAATGTAATTAAATCTTCAATGCCACCACGACTTATATTCTCTACCATCTGTTTAATATCATTAATTGCTTTAACAGTTTGCTCTTTCAATGTACTCTCCTTTACTTATAAGTTTCGTTGGCGAACATCTCACCCCATTTACTATAAAGATCAGCAGGACGTCTTTCAGCAATTGCCCATAGATCATGGATTAATTCATTTGGCGATTGCCACTCACCAATTGGATATAACATTGGATATGCCTTTAAAGTTTTACCTTTACTATTTAAGCATTTCTCTACTCCTAATAAGTTAGATGAGTAGATATGTGACGACCCGAGGTTCATATAGATACAGCCAAGATCTAGTTTCAAACCTGCCATATAGTTAAGCTTTATTGCTACTAAAGAACTAAGCATACTGAAATTAAACGTATCATACGGCCAACCAAGCCATGCATCTGAACTACGCATTGTAACTATACAATGTAGTTTACTATCACGAATAATAAACTGTACAGCTACCGTGCATGGCGTATCTTTCGTTTGTGGTGGGTTCTCTCGCCATATAGTTAATACTGCTTGCCGTGTATCCTCATCTGCAATGAGTTTACTACAGACATAGTCAAGTTGTTCTTTGATCTTTGGACCATACGCTCCAAAGAACGTTACATTATCATCAGAGAAATTAGCAATTGTTTTAGAATAAGCTGTTATAGTTTTTACACGAAAGTCACCACTTAATATCCATGCCGCTTCAGCAAATAAAAAGCGGTAACCTAAATCTCTTTCGACTGAAGTAACAATTGGGTTATGCATACATGTTACTGTATGCATATTAATAGTTTCAAGACAATGGATACCACGCGGAGAAACTATCTTCCCGGACCACTTTATCTGCTCAATTAAACTGAGCCATGTTTCAGTTGCTGTATAGCCAGTTATTTCCATGCAGCTAACATCCTTCTGATGCTTAACAATTGTCTTACAGCATCCGTTATAAATCGGTCAAGATTATCACCATTTCTTTCAATGGTATACCTCAACATATCAAGCCGTGCAGCCCCTGTCTTCAAGTAAAAATTATTATACTCTTGCAGTAATTCAGTGAACTTCTCATCAGAGTATGGGTGGTTAGAATCAATATTTTCACGGTGCCGTTTGACTGTTGCTTCAATCGTTCCAGGCATACATAGAATATATAATACACCATTGAATCTACATAAAGCATCCATGACATAAGGCATGCGAGGCCAGGGGCTACCACCCCTGAACACCTTGGCATAGATCATTTCACTGATCCAGTGTCGGTCAATAACGACTAAGTTCTCTGCAGATAAATCAATTGCTTTTAACAACTCATCTAACTGATAGTCAAACATATTTTGATATTGTTCAGGCGCAGGGTAAGTTAAGTGGACTGATACTGCACCATATTTTTCTACAATTGCTTGCTGCAGCGTTGATTTGCCGCAGGCGTCAGGGCCGTCGGTGATTATGATACCGTTCATAGATTAAGTATCTCCTTTATCTTTTCTTCCGGAGGTTTCCAACCTTCAGGTTTCACTGCATCAATTGCTTTACCACCACGCTTTTTTTGTATACCAATTTGCTTTTGCATATTAGCTTGGTGTATTACAGTGAAGCACTTTTCTATCTGCAACTCGGTAAGACCAGACCTGTACAGTCCACCAATTGCAAAGTAACAAAGATCAAGCAACCCATCAACCACACCAACAATATCACTTGTAGTATGAGCATCTTGAAACTCAAACGTTTCTTCATAGAGTGCTCTCTCCAAGAAATCTTTTTCATCTTCGGATAAAAGGTGAATTGGCCTCTGTTCAATACCTAGTACTTTAGCATTGAACTCTATTACTTCGTGAATCATAAAATCCTCCAAAGGTTTATAGTTCAGCATATTAAATTGTTAACTGCCATAAAGCATTACGTGAATATTCAGGAAACATAGGCGCAAAGATCACAGACAAAACATTCGAGTCATAGTACTCTCGCAGTTCATCAAAGATTTCTCTTTGCTCTGATGTAAAATGATCTACGTAATCTTTAATCGAGGCGAAAGTCCCCCAGACATTTACTATTTTATAGTCTAACGTAAGTAGCAATTCGCGTAGTTCTTCGTACGTTCTCTCGTAGACATGGTTGGCAGCCTTGTGTCCATCAAAACAGGGAGTAGACATAAAGAACGTTGTCTGTCCAGAGGTCATGAACCCTTGTATATGCTTGAGGACCTCACGACCCATGTCAGCTTCCATGTGCTCCAAACATTCAAACATGGCAATCTGCGTCCAACCTTTAGTTGGTTCAATGTCGAGGATATTATAGTTAGGATAAAGAGTTACGGGGAACTTCTTCATAAGTGCGGGATCTGGCGGATTAATAGGACCGAAGTCGATGCCACAATAAGACTGTGGTATAAGACGTGATGAATACAGGGTTTTAAGAAGCGGTGTTTCTTTTCCGCATGCTATATCAAGGATATGTGCGGATTCGTATCGTTTCTTTTCACTAAGAAACTTTATAACATGCGACCAGCGGAAACAATGCGCGATATAGTCCCGATGCAGAAAACCTCTACGTTCTGCTAAGTCAACTGATAGATATGTTTTATCTACAATCTTTCCAAAATCATTTGGGCACATCACCTTCTCCTTTCTATTTAAGAATAACCGGAAAGATTAAGACTTACGCGATATGCTGCTCGCTCTTTCCGGTTAACCACTACAATAGTGGCCATGATTACTTTTTTGCTTCTGCTTCTACTGCCGGAGCGGCTACAACCGGTTTAATAACTGCTTCAATTTTGACCCAGTTACCACTTACCAGGCGAGACTGATAGAAACCAAGGATCCGTTCCATCGGCTGACGAGTTACGATCGGAAAGGCAACCATCTTCGCAAGAAGGTCCTCGCGACCCAGAGCTTTACCAGGCGCAGCAGACAGAATGCCGATGATCTGTTTGCACTGCAACGGCATCTTGGTGGCTTCTTCGAGTTCTTTCAATAAAATAAATTTGCTGCCGGCTTTAGCGACTTTCGGTGCACGAGGTGCTTTCTTTTCATCACCGGGTTTGCCGGGAACAACAACTGTTTTAGGTGCCATCGGGTTAGGTTTTACTTCGGGTGCTGCTTTCTTCTCTCCGTTTACTTTCGCGTTTTCTTTTACTGTGTTTTCTGACATGGTAGTTCTCCTTTTTATTTTGGTTTATAATAATTAACACACTTATTTATACCGTGAGACTAATGGAGTCCTGTGGAATAACTCATTAACAATATTATTATATATTCACCTCTCTTTCTCATTTATTTTTTAATTTGACTCTTCTTTCTCACGCTCTGTTAAATTCACTATACACTATTTTTTAAACTTTGTACACCCCGAAGTTAATCTATTTTGCATCGAAGGTACTTTATTTTTTTTTGCACCAGTCTTATCATAATTAATGGTGTGGTTTTCAGCTTTCCACTTACTCACCACACCAGTCTCAAGACTTTTCCATCAAGAGACTACGCTGCTTGTGCATATTGTACTGCTAATTCAAAAGCATTCCGCTTCTTAACTGATGTACTGTGATTTACCCAGGCCTCATATAGCCGTTTATCAGGACCACTACGACCAATTTGATGATCAAAGAAATAAGTCACTGCGTTAAATGCGCCCCACCACGTCATCAACGCAGAAGGTAACTTGGACCCCGGACCTCCATATACATTTGATAGAACCTGCGTGGCTGGTTTACCAAAGTCAGTAGGTTTTACCTCACCATCTATCAGTAGATCTGGCTGCATAATAGCAGCTACATACTTATAAAGTTTTGTTACATCAACAATCTTTACTTCAGAAAGTATCTTTGCTTTCTGTTCGTAAACTGCTTTATGAATCATCGCTTGTTCGACTGAAAGTTCAGCTAATGCTTTGACATCAACAAAGGCCTTAGAATGCACAAACCTGAATTTCTCTGAAAGTTTCTTATTCAACGCTTGCGTTAAAGTGTTCCAACAAACTACACGCACTGAAGTAAACATAATAGTCATTGCTTCACTCCATACATGTGGTGACACAAGAAGAAGATAAGAATAGTTCGGGTCACTTTCCATTAATTGAAATGCAGGACCTTCAAGTCGTGCAAGTGCCCATACCCATAAACCTCCTTTCAATGACCCAGCGACTTCCATCTTCATGTGCCCTGCTTCTGTAAACTTAGTAAAGAACTCAAATGTCTCTGAATTCTGAAACGGCTGATAACGCGGTCCACACACACCGAGGATCTTGTTATCCGAATCTCGGACCAATGCTGAAAGATCATTGAACGCCATTAACGCGGGTTTAGTTACACGTTCACTTGAAACAGGGGTGTATAAAGGTCTTTTACTTACCGACCAATCTAAATCCGCTAATCTCAGCATTTCTGCCGGTGTCGTTGCTTCGTGGATCGGGAAACCAATGCCGTGCCAGGGTTTATCACCCCTGTAAGCCATTGATTCTACATAATCTGCCATGATAATCTCCTTTCTTTTTATTTTGTTAGGTACATTATATACTGTTAATTTAACTTTGTACACCTCGAAGATAATCTATTTATCACGAAAGTTGCACTATTTACACCGAAGTTTTACTCAATATCAAAGTACTTTATGCAAGTTTGCAGTAAATGATCATAGTCACCAGATGTTGCTTCTTTAGTAAAGTTCTCAATAGTAACTTGGTCTATTTTAGCTTTTCGCATGGCTGTATTACATTTGCCAAGAATAACAAAGGCGTTACCATCTTCACCGACTAATTTCACGGTTAAACCTGTGATTGATTCCACTAGTGTACCTCCCGGTTTACCGAAGTATCTTCCATGTCGATAATCTGATCTGAACCTTCACTTTTCTTTTCTGTGTCCTTTGAACCAAACGACAGATGAAGAGGCGTCAACTTACCAAGGTACTTACGTAAGGTATCTTTATAGTTTTCTTGACACGTTAACGGACACATGAACTCATTACCACTTATATCTGTGAATCTCAACAAGAAGGCCTGTACGTGCACACCTTCTTCTACTTGTACGTCAGCTTCATATATACCTTCAAGTCTGATATATATTTGCCCCAAATTTCTTTTCTCTTCTTTCCCTGTTTCTACTACTTCTTTTTCTTCTTCCATTTAGTTCTCCTTTTTTAAGTTATTTTACTAGGTTTTTTCACATCAACGAAACCTTTCGCTGTTAATATGTTTACATAATAAGACCATATATCCCAAAGTGGTTGTTTAGTTTTTAGTATTCCATCAGCATATAACTCAGCAAGATATTTGCGCAACAGGAATTCAGGAATACCGGAGTTCCCTGTTGGTTGTACTTTATCGACTAACATATCAACTAGAACTCTCGCTTGTGGTGGTAGTTTAATATAGTTAAGATCTAACATTGGGTCTTCACCTGGAATATAGTCACAGAAGTAAGTTGTATGTGTAGGTAGTTTTGCATTTCTATTAGTTCTATTGAGAACTTTATTATTTGTTGCTCTACCAACAACTAGTAGCATAGGCCAGAGTTTATCAGCGAGTTCCCTCTTGTCTTTGATCTCTAATAAGCTGCGCGTTGGATGTTCGTGCAAACTTAGTTTCAATATTTTAGTTACCATATGGCGTAGCTCATCCAGGGTTTTCTTAATAGACAAGTCCCTCGCATCTTGGATAATAGTACTATGATATTCTTTAAGAAGAATTGCCCTTGCATACTGGTAATTCTTGAGTGTGACCACGTGACCTGCAGCTGAAAATGATAGTACTTCTTCATAGTTTGTTGTATCTAATGTCATGGTCGTCCTCCTAGTCCGCAGTATCCCTTTGTTAGCGGCAAATATTTCTGCACACCAGTACCAAATTTCATGCCATCGTGTTCCTTAATCCATCTCCACATCATGCAATCTGCACCAACACAACGAACAATCATCGTATCATAAAACAGTCGATTCTTTCCACCAGTTGAACTTTCAGTTTCAATACATACTGGAACTATCTTGCAGACTTTCTTTTTTGCTTCTTCTTCTGTCATGGCTTACTCCATTACATAATTAAAATTAAGAACAAGATTAGAGATGAAAAACACCAACAAAAACATACCATAATCCATTCTCTAGTATCGTAATTTTTCCAGTTAACAATTAATGCCGATACCGTACCCATTAAAGACACCAAATGAAATACTACTACAATCGTATTAAGTATCATCTTTCATTCTCCTTAATCCAAATATAAAGCAGTGCTGCCGTATCTGTGGGGTTGGTGCTGTCGGTTACGAAAGAATTATCTTCATTCATTATCTTTGTTTTTCCGTCGCATTTCCTAATCCAAGTGTCTTCTGGCAACTCCTTCCACACCTCAGCGAAGGTCGGGGCGGGGACTCTGTCGGTGTATATGTATTCGCTATCCCTTTTTATTAATTGCCAGCCACTTTTAAATCGAACCCACACAGCATCCGTCTCAATCACAATACCAGCCTCAACTAGCTTCTTGCTGACTGGCAATGTACAATAGTTTTTCTTGTTCATTTCTTCCCTCCTTGCGTAATACAGATCGAAACTGCCTTCGGTGCGTGTTTGCCGTACTTACAGCACCAGTTATCGTACTTGCTGCCATGCAGTGCAGTGCCTTCATGATGCCCTGCTTTGTGCCAGTTTCCGCATCCCTTGCAGTGGTTAGGTTGTTTTTGTTTCATGGATATTTCCAATAACTTCAAACATTCTTGATTGTAAGATATTTATTAAATAGACAGCATCTCCAACTTCAGGAGCAGGGACGTTAAACTTTTCCCATTTATTTACTTTGACAACTACAAGCTCAAACTGAACACATCTCCATATAACTTTGTAAATTATATCAATTTTCTGTATTTGAGCATTGTAATTATAAACTCTAACCAAATCTCCTTCATACACTTCTTTGAAGTGAGTATCAGTTACGTTTGTGAAGGACTCTATTGTAATCAGTGGATAGTAATCATGAAATAAATCAAGGGGCAGTGCTTTATTTCCTAAAACTTCCATACTGCTGTCGCAAAGTATTTTTATGTCTGACGGAGATAACCATTCGCTATTTCCACCATTCCACGCTCTGAACTTTATTATTTTCATTGTCTTTCCTCCAAGAATCTACAGCACAGCCAGCAAAATCTCTCAACGTCTTCGTCGAGGTAGGCCATGAAGTCAACTGAGTAGAAACTTCCGTTAATTGCGTCTTCACATAGTTCTGTCTTATCTTCTGGATTAACTTCAAAAAAGGCGAATGATAAGAAGTCTGCCCATCTCCCCTTCTCCCTCAACGCCTTACGCAAGGCCATCATGTCGGAGGCGGTGTCAAATGCACTATTATAGTGGTTTATTCTATTGTCTTCGTCCCACCAGGGTTCATCATCAATCCACTCCTCTCCGATAAACTCAGTCAGCATCTTGCGCTGTTCGTCTGTTAAAGTGTAGTCGGTCATACGTCACCCCACATATATTCAATGCAAACCTCAACGCTGTCAAATAACCTGTATTCTGCATCCTTGGGTATTTCTTTCAATATACCTTTTCGCTTGAGGTAGTCGTGTACCACTACTTCAAGCTCGTGCGGTTCAAGTGTTAAAAATACGTGATTGCTTTGCTTCATCAACATTCCCCTTTCTTCGGCAGCGGTATCCGCTCAAGCCCCAATTTGTCCATTAAATCATCCAGCCCGCAATGGCATTTCCCTGTGTACCCGCATCTCCATGAGTCGTGCTTTACATAGTCCAGCAGATCCATGATGTCAGACAGTGGTGCAACAAATTTACTTTTAGGCGTGTCGTTCATACCTTCCCCCCTTTCTTTTAGTACTAGGAATTGGGTTGAATCTTTTCATGTTCTCTGAACCTTCTTCAAAGTCTATTCTAAATAGAGGCCTACAGTTGATACAGGGGACTCTCGGTTCTTTCATGTCAGGCCTCATAGTCCAGACCTCATATCTCCACGTCTCACATGCAGTGCAGAATACTTTTACGTTGTACTTCCGTTTATATTTATGAATGCTAATGTTATTTGGCATCTGTTAATGGACCTCTAATACCACGACTGCCGATCATATCTACCATCAGTTGGTTTCATTTCATCGTTAAGGTATGCCAGTGCAAAAGCAACAATAACAGGAATATCTTCCTCCCAATAGTCACCCTGTTCCAGCATCATTGATATGATCTCTGGGAATGGGTAGTTTGCGTTATTTATCTTTACTATCTGGCACTGGGCACCAACAGACATTCTGTTAATGTACTTACTATACACCTGGAATTCCGCTGTGATGCCTCTATGAAAATGAAGCGGGTCCCAATGTGACAAGTCCAGGAGCTCCCTCTGATCTCCTAAAGATCTACCATATTCGAGGACCTCTTTGCTCAACCCCTGAACTATATCACTTAATGCTAATTCTTTGGCTGCGCCTAAAAGTCTTTGATAGCAATCTATTTTTAATTTAAGGTCTTCTTGCATAATTAATCCTTTTTAGTTGGAGTCCCACTAGACTACCACGATCTAGTGAGACTCCGCATAACCTCACATTATGCCGTTACCTTTGATGTCCGGAGTAACGCAACCGGTAGTTAATACCACTAGTCTATTATTTTCTTCACTTCAAACTGCTTTAACTTTTGTCGCACGCAGTACCTTGTGTAACCAACAATATCTGCTACTTTCGCAGTCACATTACGGATTGCTTGGGCTTCATTAAAGGCCCGAGTATAGTGGGTCATTACTTCGCCGTTCCAGTTAACTGTAACTGAATACTTTTCTTTCTGTGGTCGTACAGCACTGGACATCTCTTTAAGTGGTACAGGGGTTGACTTTTCCATTAGTGACTCACCGACATTGAAGCAGTCTGCATGTCCATTATCACTTTGATAAATTTCGCAGTGCAGATATGATAACTTGTTACTGCTGTGGCTGGTAGGTCATAGATGAGTTGAGCAAATGCTTTGTACTCACGTAGCGATACCTCTTGTTTCGGGCTTAATTGGCGCGATTTGAGTTGATTCCTGCGGTAAGATTTTGGGTCTCGGATCTCTGATCTCCGTGCTGTTTCCATTTTAATTCTCCTTTCTAAATGGTTGGTTTATAACTGTTTGATAATAATGGGTAATTTGCTGGCCAAGCTCTTTCACTATCATTCTGTAGCCATTTAACTGTTGCTTTAAGTTTTGTTTTTGACTTATTCCAGTTAATATCTACTTTAATATTATGTGATATTGGGCAAGTTGCTGCTGTTTGCAAATGATGGACAGTAAAATGTTTTGAGCAGGGGGATTCGACTTTAACATACCTGTAAGAATATTTACCACAACATGGAAACTTAACGTAAATATTTATTACCATAGCTTTATTCTTCTTTCTATTTTTATTCTGTTAAAATCATTATATCATGGATTTTTTAACTTGTACACTCCGAAGTACAACTATTTACATCGAAGTTACTTTATTTTTCTAGTATTAATTATTATTGGAGTATTGAGTCGATATTAGGTTAATAATAAACATTTTATAGTATAAATAGTTAATAAAATTATATAATTACATAATAGACGTGTTGTGTATATTGGCTAGTATTCACTTGAATAAAATTTAAAAAATTGACCAAAAAATTCAACCCCTATATAGGGACATTTTTCAAATTTTATTTTTTTCGAAAAAAAGTCTCAATATACTAATATCTCTAATATACAGACTAAATAAGTATATAATTTTATTAACTAATTTTATATATTGGAGTTGATATTGAGTATGTATTACTGATAATAACATTTCAATTAGTGTGGTACAGGGGTCTCGGACCTTGGAGATAACCGCCGAAATTAAGGGTTTTAAATTTCTTAACATAAATCCATCCCTATATAGGTAGAGAGAAAGGACTAGAATAAATCGGGAAGAGTTCCTGTTCGTGAGACTCCTCCCATGATGGTTGATTGGTGTTGTAGTTCGTTAACACAACTGTTTACGTATCATATCCCCTGTTGCTTTTCTTAAAAGTAGGATCGGTATGAACTGTGCAGGTTTAGATTGTAGCTTGACCCTCTGTGTAGTGGCTCTGCATTGTTTAACAACAGTAACGATAGCTATTTTAGGCTTCTTCATTATTAACTCCCTGTCTCGTTGTGTAGCTTTTAATGATCATCTCTGCTTCATCCTTTGTATCTACAGGTATGAGCATTCCTCCGCCAACTACATATAGTCCATCAGGTCGATCTTCCATATGTATTGGCCCTCCTGTGTTGAAATTCATTCCATCTGAAAACTGCATTTAATTCTCCTTTCTAAAGTTATTTGGTGAAACATACACTTCAACTAAGCTACTTTCAATATAGATTTTAAGATCATCAAGTGAAAGTAAATCTTTTCTTAATGTTTCTAATACAGTTGCCTTACTTGTGTCAGTTAGACCAAAGTTTTTGAGAACTATAACTACAGTATTATCCATTTGTTTTCTCCTTTCTAAAGTCTAGTTTCATGGTTAAGCCACATATAAATCAAACGATCTAAGCTACGGCAAAAGTTCTGGCCATGACTTGTGTTATCTTTAAAGTAAAACTTACACACAAAATGAGCTGCTTCATGTAAGAATACTTCAACAGATCTACGATTTAAGATGATTTCTTTCCCGCCATACCAAGCAGTTCCCCATAATTGGTCATTTTCTTTACCAAAAAACAATCTTACTTGAGGGATAGCTCCCTGTTCTGCCAATAATTGTAGAAAATATCGGCATTCTTCATGCGTAACTGGAGTATTTAGCAATTTTATGCGAGTTTCTATTGGTGTTTTGCATAAACTTTCGCCTATTCCAGGCCTCTTTTTATAGTCCATAGTTGTTTTCCTTTCTAGTCTAGTAAGTTGACCCGCTCGTGCTACAGATTTATAAGGTTGTAACTCATTTATTTTATGTATGATTCTTACTAAACTCTCTCGTTCGAATTTGTATTTTAGTTAATTACCACGGCAAAACCACCTTCAATAATGGCTTTCTTATAATACGCTGCGATCCTATCCGCCGGTTGCTGGGTCTGAAGTCCTCCAGCCTTGGCCAGAGTTCCCCATTCCGCGATATCAATCGCCTTATCCTTCGGCAAAACATCGATCAGAATCTGCATCTGCTTCGCAATCTTATCTTCCAACACCTTATCAGTTCGCTGAACTTTGCCAGTTACCCGGATCCCGCTACTTACTTTTGCAGTCGGGGTCAGAATTCCGAGAGCATCTCGCAATGCCTTTTTCTGCTCGTCAGTCAAACTCTTAAAATCTTCTACCATCTTCTCGAATCTTTTCTCGTCCATAACTTTCTCCTTTCTAAGAGAACTGTAGAACGAGAGAGTTTAATGAGAATCATACATTATTTAGTTGTCAAAGATCTATAACTGGTACACTTTATTTTTATCGATTGTGTGTCTCAATCGTGATTACATTATATATAATTATGAATCTTTGTACAATACAAAATAAAAGTTGGTACAGGAGCTCAGCGCCCGCGCCTTGGGGCCCGGTACGTGGACCACCAGCCCCGGGCCTTTTGCCTCCCGAGCCCTACACGATTGCGCAGAGGCCCGAGAACCCTTTTTATACTAGTATTTAAACCGTAACAAATACCAGTAAGATGGGCCCAAGATCCAAGGCACCATAGTATAGATCCAAGGTCCCAGCACCAATGTCACCCTATAAAAGCTCATGCTCCTAGAGCAACCCCAAAAACAAAACTCAATCCAAAAATTGCGGAGGGGCCACCCAGATTCAAAAACATCAACGATATACGCGGAAACCCTGTTCCAACATAATAGCCTAACGATTATAATTATGTTTACTTATCGAAAAAAATAGTTTATAGTATAACCTACGAGTGGTTTAGTTTGGGCATTCTTTATCCGAGGTCAGAGCTGTATGGCACTTAAAAAGCAAAAAGCAAAAATTTCCGTAAATACACAAGAAGCAATCGCTGAACTCTTCAATAAATTAAATGATGCTGGCTGCGACCCTATAGCTGAGCTTGCCGCTCTGGCCATGGACCCCAACACACCCCTGTCTGACCGAATCTCTATTATGAAAGACCTCGCACAATATACAGCCCCGAAGCGCAGAGCAGTAGACATCTCTACTTCTAGCGATGAGGGAGTGACTGTGAAGATAGTTAAATACTCCAAAGATCCAGTTGGCCAGGTGCGAAAGATGATGGACCCTGAAGTTCTTAAACGGGAGCTTGATAATAGTGTGCCTATTAAAGAAGCAGTACCTGTGCAGACACTGCCTGAAGAAGAGTTAGAGATTACACAACAGTCAGAAGTGACGGGGTAAGAGATGGCTGAAGTCAGTTTACCTCACAATTTCACTCCAAGAGATTACCAAATGCCTCTTTGGTCGTATCTCGAAAATGGTGGCAAAAGGGCCGTTGCAATATGGCATCGCCGCGCGGGTAAAGATCTGACAGCTTTACATTACTGTGTTACTTCAATGATAGAACGCCCCGGTCTGTATTGGCATCTACTGCCTACTTATAATCAGGGGCGCAAGATCGTATGGGACGGTATGGACAAAACGGGGCGGCCATTTCTGGACGCATTCCCCCAAGAACTTATTAAGGGAAACCCTAACAATACAGACATGAAGTTGGAAACAGTGAATGGGTCCATGTACCAGGTTGTTGGGACAGACTGGGTAGATCGACTCGTTGGGGCAAACCCTATTGGGTGTATCTTTTCAGAGTATTCGTTGCAAGATCCTCGGGCCTGGGACCTTATACGTCCGATCTTATTGGAAAATGGCGGGTGGGCACTTTTTGTGTATACCCCACGCGGGAAGAACCACGGTTACAAGCTGATGCAAATGGCGAAAGCAAATCCTAAGTTGTGGTTCTCAGAGATGCTATCTATAAATGATACAGGCGTTATTTCTCAGGAGCAGATCAATGATGAAAGAAATTCTGGGATGTCTGAAGAGCTTATTCAACAGGAGTTTTATTGCAGTTTCGAAGCTGGTATCCCTGGAGCATATTTCTCCTTACAGGTTGTCGCCGCTAAACGCGAAGGACGTTTTGGTCGCGTACCTATTCATACAGATGTTCCTGTTGATACTTATTGGGACCTTGGCATGGATGACTCGATGACTATCTGGTTTGCCCAAAATATCGGCCGCGAGATCCACTTGATTGATTATCTTGAGGGAGCAGGTGAAGGTCTTCCGTATTATGCTAAAGAGTTGAGAAATAAAGGTTACTTATATGGGCAGCATTTTGCCCCGCATGATATAAAGGTACGGGAACTCGGTTCTGGTAAATCTCGTAGAGAAGCAGCAAGGAATATGGGTATTGATTTTCAGATCATAAAGAAGGTTGCTTATAAAGAAGATGCTATTAATGCTGCAAGAAATGTTTTCAGTCAGTGCTGGTTTGATTCTGTAAGATGTGCCCGCGGTATTGATGCTCTTGAAAACTATAAAAAAGAATATGATGACAAGAAAAAAGTATTCATGTCAACCCCTGTACGCGATTGGGCAGCTCATGGAGCAGATGCCTTTATGACTATGGCTTGCGGCCATAACTTTAAAGGTTACAATACAAACAATATAGTACGCTTACAAGGGTACAGACGCCAGTTAAAAGTTGGCGATTCGATAGCGGGATATTAAGATGGATAGTAAACTTGGCATGATGGTATATAGAAACTTTACTGATGTAAAGGCAAAGCGCAGTGTATATGAAACTATATGGCTGCAGGATTTGCGTCAGTATAAAGGTATCTATGACCCTGAAGTTCTTGCAAAGATGGATGCTAAGCGTTCCAAATCTTTTATCCGTGAAACAAGAACAAAGGTCCGTACCATTGATGCCCGTATACTTGATCTACTTTTCCCAGCCAATGGTGAGAAGAACTGGGACATTCAAGTAACACCTATTCCATCAGTCCCTGCTCCTATTGAGCAAAATCTTCTTGCGCAGGTTACTGCGGTAGTTAAAGCAGCAGGAGAAGATAGACCTCCTACAAAAAGTGAACTGGCAATTGCTATTCAGACATTTGCTACTGAAACTGCTAACCGTATGTCAACTGAAATAAATGACCAGTTGTCTGAAATAAAGTACAGAAGCATTATCAGAGATGTAATGCATTCAGGGCATCTTTATGGAACTGGTTGGTTAAAAGGTCCGTTGGTCGACCAGGTCATAGAACCTCACTGGGAGATGCAGCAGAAGCGAGTTATTAACGCTAATGGTCAGGAAAGTGCTTCCTGGTCCTGGGTCCTAGTTCAGAAGAAAATAAACCGACCTTATGCAGAATTTAAACCGATTTGGGATATCTATCCTGATTTATCAGTAACGGAAAAAGATTTATGTAGATTCTTTTGTGAACGTCACATCATGCCGCGGCATAAGTTATTACAGCTTGCAGCAAGAGAAGATTTTGATGGGACTTTCATTAAAGAATTTATAACAGCAAATCCAGATGGTAAAGCAGAATATTCTAACTTTGAGAATGAACTCTATAATCTGAAAGAATCTAATACCTCTCCTCGCCCAGCAATTAAAGGCGCCTATGAAATTGTAGAGTATTGGGGGTATGCTTCATTTAGTGATCTATTAGAATTAGATCCGGTGCGCTTTGCTGAAATGGCTGCTACGTTAGGTGTAGATGATGATGTTCCTTGCAATATTTGGACTATAGGAAATACAGTAATTAAAGTTGAGATCCAACCTATTACTGGTTTAGTGATTCCTTACTATGTTTATTACTTCGATAAGGACGAAACCTCTATATATGGTGAGGGCATTGCTTCCATAATGAGAGACCCGCAGCGATTAGTTAATGCTTCTATTAGAGCAATGATTGATAATGCTGCCCATTGTGCAGGACCTCAGTACGAAGTCAATGTTGATCTTCTTGCTGATGGTGAAGATCCTTCAGATATTGGTGCTTTCAAAGTATGGCTACGTACAGGGCGTGATGCTGATGTAGCAGGAAAAGAAGTTGTTCGTGTAAAAACAATAGCTTCCTACACCCCTGAATTCCTTAACATGTACGGATTATTTAGCAGACTAGGTGATGAAGTTACAATAGTTCCTCGTTACCTGCAGGGTGATGCAAGGGTCAGTGGCGCGGGGCGAACTGCTTCTGGTTTATCGATGCTAATGGGACAGGCGAATGTCGGTCTATCTGATCTAGTAAAGATGTTTGATGATGGTATAACTAAACCATTTATCACAGCAATGTATAACTGGAATATGGAATTTAACGAGAACCAAGATGTTAAAGGAGATATGAAGATTATTGCTCGTGGTTCAACTGCTCTTATGGCTAAAGAGATTCGAGCTCAACAGATACAGACATTCTTACAGATGACCCTTAATCCGGAAGACGTAACATGGATTAAACGTGGCAACCTACTTAGACGTTGGTCCGAGTCAACGGATATTGGTGGTGATGAAGCTGTATATACTGAAGATGAGCATAGTGCACTAATGGAACAGCGACAAGCAGCAATGGCCCAAGCCCAGGAAGCTCAGCAAGGTGCGGGGTTTAATCAACTCGAGTCAGTTATAAAACAACTTGAAGGCGGTATGCAGATGATCGCTGAAAAAGTTAGTGGTATAGAAGATTTTATTACTCAGGCAACTCAACAAGCAGCAGGTGTTGGAAGACCAATGGCCGAAAGAATGGGGAATCAATAATGAACTTAATCAGTATGGAAAGACCTAAACCTGAAGATAGTAAAAAAGAAATGGTAGATGCTATGCCTATCCCTGGTAACTCCTACTATGAAAAATACCCTTGGGGTTTACGATTAACTCTTAATAATGAAGAGTTGAAGAAACTAGGTCTTAAGATAAAAGATCTTGAAATCGATACAGCCATCAATATTAGTGCAAAAGCATTAATCACTAGTTTGTCGAGTGATCAGAATATAGAAAACAAGGAAGGTACCAGGAATCGAGTTGAACTTCAGATTACTGATCTTTCTATTGAGAGTTCTGAAGACTTTGAAGGTGCTTTTAAAGAGGCCGTTGATGAGTAAAGAGATTAAGGAACTAACAGCCAGGATTAAACCTCTGATTCACCAACCAGGTACTGGTGATTTATTACAGTTGTTGAATCTCTATGTAGAAGAATGGAAAGAAGATTTGATTATTACCACTGACGAAAAAACACGAGGTGCGATTATAAAAGTTCGCGGCATCATTAATGATTTGAAGCGCGACATCAATGGTAAACAGTATAAAAATGGCGCTTATAATGGTGAGGGAAATTAGCCACCCCATCTAGGGTATGGTTAAAATAAATAGTGGACATGCTTAGGCACCCACAGGAGAGAGTAATGAATACTGAAAAAGAGCAAAATATTACGGAAACTACGGTTGAGGCAACTGATACAACTTTTGCGGAAGTATTTGATCAGGTGACTAGTGTAGTAGCACCTGTAGAAACTCCGACTAAAGATGAGAAAGTGCCTATTGAGACTTCTACTGTTACAGTTACTGAAAAGGCAGATGATGGTATAGTTTCTGTAGAAACAGAGAAACCTCTTGTAGAGCAAAATGTTGGGCAGATCGATTATAAAGTATTATTGGAAAAAGAACAACAGCGTAACAGATCATGGGAAGGACGAATTGCGAAGTCTGAGAAACGCAGTAAAGAACTGC